ATCCGTCCAGGCGGTGAGGCCGCCGGAAATGGCGATGGAGATCCCCGTCGCACCGGATGAGGAATCCGTCCAGGCGGTGAGGCCGCCGGAAATGGCGATGGAGATCCCCGTCGCACCGGATGAGGAATCCGTCCAGGCGGTGAGGCCGCCGGAAATGGCGATGGAGATCCCCGTCGCACCGGATGAGGAAATAAAGAGAATTCAGCATTTGTTTACCACCGGGACGTGGATGCCCGGAGCTGATCCGCTCACCATCGGCCCGGAGAATTTTTTCGCCATGCAGAACCTCCGGTTCGCCGAACGGATGCTCGAAGGCGTTCCGGGCTATACGAAGATCAACACTCTGGCGCTGGAAACCTATTTGAAGATCCGCAATGGAATCCAGCTCAATGCGCCGTTTACGACGCGGTCCAGGATTTTCGCACAGGCGTACAATGACGCGCTTTCAGCGTCGCAAATCATCCAGAACATCACGGCCGTTCCCGGCACGGGGGGCTTTAACGAGCTGATGACCCTCGACGTTGCGCCCGGCGGCGCCGGATGGTCGGCAGGAAACACCATTACAGGCAATAGCAGCGGAAAAACATGCGTTATTGTCGCCGTGCTGACCACACTGACCTATATCGTCAAGGACCGGTCCGGCGCTTATACCCTGGGCGAAATCTTGACCAACGGAACGGCCACGGCCGACCAGGGCGCAGCCCACCCCACGTTTGCGCTTTCCGCACTGCATACGGACGCAGCGGGCGCCGGGCTTGGGCGGTTCGCCCGGTGGCCGAACAACCAGATCGCGTATTGCAACGGCGTGGAATCGAAGATCTACGGCGGAGACGAGATTCCCTGTGCGGCGTTTCTGACCTCATCGGCGGCAGTGACCGGCGCGACCCTGACCAATCCCAAAGATTACAGCGAGCAGATGCGCAACAATCTGCAGACCTCCGATCAGATGGCCACGATCGGCGGCGGGAATGATTCTTATGCAAAGGTTCTACTGACGTTCGAGAGCAAAGACGGGGCGAAGATTGCAGACACATCGGTCGGCGGCGCAGGCGCAAACGACGCTGACCTTGTCGGAACCGCGGACTGGTCCACCGACTGGGCGAAATTCGGGACAAAAAGCGGTAAAATTCCGACAACAGCCTCCGGATTTTCGATTGCCGACAGCGCCGATCTGGATTTCGGCGTCGCGGACGGGACGATTGATTGTTGGGCAAAGGGCGGCGTTTATGATTACTTCATGAGCGGCACATACACTTATGCGTCGGCAACCGGCAGATTAACCGCCGGAGCCTGGACAACTCCCTTCACCAATTTTGCCGTGGGGGATATCATCGCCTGTTATATCCCGGCGGGCGCTATCTGGCGTTTCGGGAACATCCTGTCCAAGGCGGGCGATGATAGCTGGGTTGAGGTAGCCGGGACATTTCAAGATGGCGATACATCATACGGCGTCAAAAGGGGGATGGCATTGTTCGGACGCTACCAGGACGCAACGCATTATTGGTATGTGGCTGCGTTTCCTTCCTTCGTCTGTCTGGCCATGAACTCCGGCGCGGGCCTGACCTTTACATACCTTTCGATCGGCTCTTTTAGCTTTGCGTCCGGGGCTCATTTTGCCCTCGTGCAACTCTTTGGCACGGCGCTTTATTTTTGCTTCGCCGGGACCCGCTATTCCTTCGGGAATATAGCCCTGCCGGACCTGGCCGCGGCGTTAACGTTCGGCAGATGTCAATGGGCCGCGGCTTCTTATGTGCCGGGTTTTTTAACAAACTTTGCAACATATTATGACCAGATACGGGTTTCCAAGGGCGTTGCGCGGTGGACCACGAATTTTACACCGCCTGCAAGCGCATACGCCGCCGCCGCAATGACGTTTCTGGTCGGGTTTACACGGCCCGTCCAGGCGGTCAAGCTGTATATTCCGTCCGGCGGCGGAAACTCTGAGGCCAGTTCCATCACCGGGCAGGAACACAACGGCTATGCCTGGTCTTTATTGACCATTACCGACGGTACGAAACCGGGAACCGCCGCAGTGGCGCAGACCGGCAGCCTGTCATTCGCATCGACTGTGGCGTCCTCGGTGGCCAAGCTTATCGAGGGCCGCGTGCTTTACTGGTATCAGTTTGCCCTTTCCGCCGGCGAGGCGCAGATCTACCAGGTGACCGGCGACGCGCCCTGGCAGGACGTCCGGGATGTTTGGGATGGATCGGAACTATTGCTTTCCTCCTGCCTGGTGTATGTCGTCGCCACGCTGAGTTACAAGGATTTCACGCTGCAGGCCGCGGAAAACTCGCCACTGACCATCGTCGAGCTGGATGCTCTGGCCACGACGGAACATTTGCTGCTGGGTTCGCCCGTGCCGCTGATGGGGTTCAATGTCCGAATGTCGTCCGACGCGACAAAGGTGAACAACAACGCCGCAGTAATGACGCTGGCCTATTGCGACGGCAGCGCCATCACAACCTGGCCGGCGGCCACGTCGATGACCGACGGAACCTCTGCCGACGGCAAAAGCATGAAGCAATCCGGCACGGTATCATTTACGCCCGTGTCTTCCGGGCAGGAATTCAAGGTGGCCATCAACGGCGGCTCGCCCATGTATTACTACAAAATCACCTTCTCGGCGGCGCTGTCCGCTTCGGTCGAGTCCTATTACATCACCGGCATCCCCGCGCCGCAGACGGTAAAGCCCTACATATTCCCGTTCGCCTTCCTGGGCCGGCCGATGCTGTGCGGGTACAAGGCCGGGAACGAAGGAAACCGCGTCGATTACGGGATGACGGCCGCGACAGACGTCTGGAACGGTCCGGATGCGTCCATGGGCGTGGATAGCGAATCCCTCTATTTCGGCGGGAATGAGGATCTGACCGCTGCTTGCGAGGTGTATAATCGCCTGGGGTCTTCGATTTACTCCTTTGCCATCTTCTGCAAAGAGTATGAGGCCTATATCCTGAACGGGTACGATGCGGCTACCTACAAAATCTATCCGATTTCCGCAGTTTATGGCTGCGCCGGGCCGCTGACGATGGATACCTATCAGATCGGGATCAGCAAGGATTCCAATTCCGTACGCAGCATCGCCATGTGGCTGTCGCATTCCGGCCCGGTCATGTTCGATTCCGGCGGGCTGGTGCCGGTCCCAGGGCTCGAATGCTATTTCGACCGTAGGGACAGCCGCTGCATCAACTCGGCCGCTATCGCAAATGCGCGCGGCTGGTTCGACCCGGACACCGGCGATTATAATCTGCAGATCCCGTCCGGGGTGGGGCAGACGTTCAATAATGTCTGGGTTGCTTTGAGCATGAAGCACCAAAAGTGGTATCCCGTCGTGCCTTCCGCCGCCGCCAGTCCCTACCTCGGCGCCGCCTTCCGCGTGTCGGACACGGATGGCCGGCAATATGTATATGGCGCCAGGGACAACGGCTATATGATGCGGCTGCACGATCCGTCCGTGGCCACCTGGGACGGGACCGGCTCGGTGCAGTCGATCACGCTGGGGGATCTGCTGCTGTCCGGGAATATCTGGGACCGGATCCGGCTGCGATTTCTGAAACTCTTCGGGGTTTCCGCCGCCGAGGACATTGACGCCGCGATCACCCACTATGCCGACGGCGCAGCGGCGGGAACGGCCCTGGCGGACGTCGCGCTGGATGCAACGCCGCGATATTTCAAAAGCACCCAGGGGCTGAACCTGGTGGCCTGGTCGCATCAAATCAAGATCTCCGTAACGGTTTCGACGGAAATCCGCGGCATGAGGCTTTTGGGCTGGGGCATGGAATTCCAGGTTGAACGGGAGGATCTGACGTAAATGCACGTTTCTACGGGGGGAGGTATAAAAAATGCCAAACGTTGAACATCCGGTCAATTACCGCCGGGCCGTGCTGCATGAACTTGCGGCGCCGTCGTCGGTGGCTGCAATCCCGAATCTCACGGACATCACGCAGCAACATGCAGCGGCGCAGGGCAAGATCGCCGTCCTGGACCAGGGCCTGAAATCCGATGTTTCTTTTGCGGAGAATAAACTTTCCGAGCAGAACCGGCAGTTTATGGAGAGACTGTCCATGGACCGGCAAATGCTCGACACCTGGGCCGAGCAGAACAAGTGGGCCACGAATATCGCCATTGCCAACCTGGGCGTGCAAGCTCTCGGGATCCCGGCCCAGATGAAGACGCTGGAAAAGAAAGAGGCGTCGGAGAAGGCGATCGCGGCTCGCATGAATGAGGCCGTTGATTTGCGAAAACTCGCGGCCGCGGAAGAAAAACGCCGCTGGGATAAGTTCCTCGGAGATCAGCAGCAGCAAAACACGGCTGCAATCCGAAGGCTTTATAAAGTCAATACCGGAAATGCCGCCGGGATGAATTCACCTTATGAGTAAATACGCGAATTTACTCATTGAGAAAGCGCCCGAAGCGCCGCGTAATATGATGACACAAGGAGGTACGCCATGGCTTTCAGCATGAATCTCAGAGACCTGACCAGCCCGCAGTACAGCGCCGTGACCGGCCGCAACAAAAAAACGCCCTATACGGCCTATCTCACCGCAATGGGACCGTATGCCCGGGAGATGGCGCGGCAGGACCAGCTCGATACCATCCGGTCAAACGAACTCGCGCAAAGCACCGCACAGTTCAACGCCGGGCAGGTGCTGGAACGGGAGAGACTCGACGCGGAAATGGAACAGGCGGAAAAGGCCTCGACGATCAACCTCGTAAATACCGGCCTCACCGCCGCGGCGCTGGCCAATCAGGCCGGGATCATCAACCTCAAGGATGTCGCCGGCGGGGTCATCAAGGGCGGAAAATACTTGTACAACGCGGCTACGGGCGCGGGCGCCGCCGCTGAAGCGGCATCTGCCGCCGCGGCGGGTGCGGCGGCGGCAGATGCAGGATCGCTCGCGGGCGCCGCGGCTACCGGAGTTATGAGTGTGCCCGGTCTGGCAGGAGCGATAACGGCCGGACAATACGCCGCGCCTGCATACCTCGCAAGAGAGGCCCTTGGTGGAATCTTCCGGGCTTCTGGAAATCCAGTTCTGGAATCGCAGGGTGAATTGATGCGGGAACCAACCATTGAAGGACTCATCGGCGCCACCATCAATGATGTATTTAACATGGGCAGGGAAGGTGAAATAGCCGCACAATGGGCAGATCCAGTAGGGGCATCAATGAAGTGGGCCACCGAGCGCGTCGGCTGCATCATCGTCACCGCCTGCACCTCGCCGGAATCGGAAGAAGTCAATATCACTCGTGAATACCGCGATAAATACCTGACCCCGGAACAGCTACGGGGATACTACATGATCGCGGAAAAGGTCGTCCCGGCCATCGCCGGATCGGCGGCCGTGAAATGGTTTGTGAAGCGATTCCTGGTGGATAACCTAATCGCCTATGGGCGGCATGCCCTCGGCAAAGGGCCGAGACCCGGCCTGTCGTCAACCCTGATAACCCGCGGATTTCTGGCCCTGTGCAATGCGGTGGGCAGCCGGAAGCCGTCGTTTGTCCGGGTAAATGGAGAAATCGTGTAATGGCGAGCGATTACGAAATAGAGACGCCGGAATACCTGGCGCATGGAATCAAGGCCTATCAGATATGGATGTTCGCCGATTCCGAAGACCAACACATAGAGATCTGTTCGGGACTTGCTGAATATAAACGGGGAATGCGGATCTGCGACATGGGGTGCGGCGTGGGTTACATTGCTCATCTAATGAACCTTTGCGGTTTCGAAACAGTGGGCGTTACAAATTCACGGTTTCAACACGACTATGCCGCCGAGCACTTTCCCGAAACTCGGTTTTTACTGTGCGATATGACGGATACGCCACTTCAAGGCGAATCATTCGACGCCGTTCAATGGATGGAGTCCATCGGGTACGTGGATCAAACAAAAGCCTTCTCGGAAGCGTTTCGCCTTTTGAAATCCGGCGGCAGGGCGGTTTGCAAAGATTTTGCCGCGATCAGAGATCCGTCGCTGGCCGGCGGAGCCTGGTCTTACCGGTTTGTTTCTGCCGGTGAAATGATCAACCGGGCCGAAGACGCCGGACTAAAGCTGATAAAGGCCTTTTCGTGCCGGTGCGACAGCAAAAGGTACGAAACCTTTTTTTCCGATTCCAAACTGATGCAGGCGCTTCACCCGGCCGGATGCAAAGCGCATGCGTCGATTCCATTTTGGTATGAATTTGTGAAATTGTAAAGGAGGCGACACAATGAACCGAAACCCCTACGGCGCGGTACCGGAAGCCCTGAAGGAGACGCGGCTGACCCTGCGTGACCTGATGACCGCACACCTGGAGAACAAGGTGGCGGAGGGACGCCTGGGCCTGGAAAAGGCCAAGGCGGATACGGAGCTGGCAATGGTCGGCGCAAACATCAAGCGCGATGAGATTGCAAGCCTCCGGGACACGGCGCGAATGAAGCAGGACGCGGATCAGTTCGGCCTGGGCCTGATGCAAAGACAGAAGGAACAAGACGTCAACGCGGGCTTTCGCGAACGGGAACTAAGCCAGACCCATGATTTCCGGAATCGGGAACTGGATATGCAGGCGAAGCGCGACAAGATCTCTGCGGACACCGCGCGCCATGCCCTGGAAAAAAAGCCCGTGTCTGTATGGCTGCAACAATCCGGCATCGATCCGAGAGTCGCACCACTTTTGGGATTCACGGACACAAATCAGACCTTGACCAGGGAGGATGCGCGCCATCTGGCCGGCAACCTGGCGGGATACGTTCCGCACCTGGAGGCGGGCCTGGCGGCGCAAGACATGCGCGCCATCCAGGATGCTCTACCCAAAGCCAAACCGGAAGAATTGCCCGCGCTGCAACAGAAATACGAAACGGCGGCCCGGCGCTTTGCCATCAGCAATCAACGCATCAAAGGGATTTCCGATAGCGGAAAAACGAAACTGGCCAATAAAATGCAAGAAGAGGGCAAAACGCCACAGGAGATCGCGGAGTTTATTTCAGAGCTTGAGACCGGGCTGCAGCAAGCAAAGACCGCCGGGGATGTCCTCGGCAACAACGTTGAGAGTTTCAACGACCTGCGGGCGAAGATCAGCGTGGACCCGCTGTACGATAAGCGCAGCGACGAGGCCGTGCGGACCATTTTGCAACTGGCCCCGAAAGAGCTGGCCACGAGTATCGACGCCGGATACAAGGCCAGGATAAAAAAGAAGGATTTCCGGGGCGCGTATGAATATCTGCGCGGCTATGCCTATCAACTCGACCAAAAAAGAGCAGGGAGCAATTCCAACCCGACCGGCGGAAGCGACCCTGAAAGCGAAATGATGATTTACCCATAGGAAGTGGAGCGTGTAAATGTCTGGAACCGACCTGAATCGCTTCGATGTTGTGCGCAAGACCCTGTCCGCGCCGGAGTCGCTGAAAAATAAAACAACCGGGGGGATCCCCGTCGGGCGCGATGATCTGAATCGCTTTGATGACATCCGGCAATCCCTGAGCCCTCCCGAAGAAGAGAAGCCCTTTATTGCGCCGCGCGGTCCGATCGATGAGACGTTTTCCGCCCTGGGCGCGGGCTTTGCCCAAACCGGGGAGGCTATCGGCGGCACGATGGAGATGCTGGGCCTTCCAGGCGGGAAGAAGATCCGTGAGGAATGGTCCGCCATCGGGGAGCTGCCCTCTTTACAGCGCCCGACCTATTTGCAGCAGGATGACGAGATCCGGGGCAGCGACTGGCGCTGGTGGGTGCGCAACCTCGGCGAAAATATCCCGAATTTCGTGATGATGTACGGGGTCGGCGGCGGTGTCGGCACGGCGGCAAAGGTTGCCGGTTTGGGGCTCAAGGCGATCAGCCGGGCGTCGCTGGCAGGCGGATTCGGCGGATCGTTCACGCTGGAGGCGGGCAGCCAGTATTCCCAGGCCAAGACGGAAATGATGGAGGCCGGTTTCGACCCGGACCAGATCGAGTCCGTGGCCACCATGGAAGGCCTGGTCTCCGGAACGGCCAACGCAATCATCGAAATGCTGCCGATGGGCAACGTCTTCGGCAGGCAGCCGGTCGCAAAACGCATGCTCAAGCGCATCCTGCAACAGGGCGCGCTGGAGGGCGGAACGGAGGTTGCTCAGGAGGCAGTCAACGTCTGGTCGGAAAAAATGGGGCACAAACCGGATCAGCAATGGTCCGACCAGGTCAACCGCATGCTGACCGCAGGCATTGTCGGCGGCGTCATGGGCGGGGCCGTCGCCGGGCCGATGGGCTCTTCCGTCCACAAGGATCAGCTTACACGGTACAACTCCCTGGCCGATCAGATCGGCGTCAAGGATGAGGTCTTTGCCCGCAAGGAGGCCGGGGCCTCCGATCAGGAAATCGCAGACTACCTGGATACCCGGATCAATGAATTCCGGACGAAGCTCGCAGAGACGCCGCCAGGGGCCGATGCCATCACCGGCGGCACAGAAGTCAAGGACATTGCACAAAAACAGACCCTGCCCGAAGTGGATGCCAAAGAGATGACGGGCTATCTACTCTACGGCGACGGTAAATATACGCCGGAAGCGGGGATAATCAAGCAGACGACGACCCGGGCCAAGAAAGGCGTCCTGGGGATGTTCGGGATGAAAGAAAAGGTCGGGCCTGATCCGGGAACCGAAACGGCTCCGGTCGAGATGAAGAAACCGGAAGCGGGATCGCTGCCCCCCGGACCGACGGCAGGAAAAGATCTGGCCCTGGAAGAAGCGCAAGAAAAAGCCAGGGCCCGGGATAACGCCTTCGAAAAACGCAAGAAGGCGGAGAGCCTGTTCGACAACATCATCGGCGAACTCACGGCGGAGGATCAGCAACGCCTGGAAGAAACCCGTCAACGGGAGCTGCTGCAAAAAGAGCAGGAGGAACAGCAGGCCGTCGTTGAACAGGAGGCCCAGGCCAGCGCCGCTCTTGACCAGGCCGCGGCCGAGAATGTGGCCGCCGTGAAAGATGTGGCCGGGGATCATCCGCAGAAACAGGCCATTGCCATGCAGGTAATGGGGCTTTCCGACCGGGTGCTGCTGTCCACCGTTCAGAAAGAACTCGGCCTGAACGTTCAACCTGCAGGGCAGGATCGCTATGAGATCGTAACCGCAGGCGGGGCGCAGGCGACAACCATACCCGCGCTGCGCAAACTGCTGTCCGAAAAGTATGTGGCTGATTACGACGCGGATCAGGTCGCCCAGGTGGAAGCGGAGAAAAAGCGCCAGGCTGATTTCGAAACGGCGCGCCGGCGGGAAGAATCCACCAGGAGCGAAAGGGAAAAGAAAACAGCCGACTGGGCGCTCTCAAACGCCCGCGAAACGCTCCGGATGCGCCGCGTCCTCAGTCCGCAGCAGCATGCCGCGCTTGTCGCCGCACGGGATCAACTCACGCCGCAGGAAATTGCGATCCTCGATGCCGAACCGACCATCGCAAAGTCCGCACCGCCGCCCTCGCTCCTGGCGTTAGGGGTGAGAGGAAAGCCCACGCCCGAGACAAGGGAGGAAACGCAAGCTCCAGAGCGCACAGGGGAACAACCCAGTACCCGAACGGCGCGAGTCGAAGCGCAGGGCGATCTTTCTGGAGAGATTGCCCCATCCCTCCCGGAAGAACAGGCTGACGAGAACCAGATCCGGACCATCGTGCTCGATGAACTGGCCGCGCAACTGAAAGACACCGGCCCGGCCGGGTGGGTGGAAAACGAGGAAGGCGGGCAACGTATCGCCGCCGGCGGATGGATAAGTCGCGTTGTCAAGACGATGGGCAGGCAGGCCACCACGCCGATCCGCGATGAGAACGGGAAGCCCGTCACACTGAACCTCTCAAAATCCTATATCGCCAATGTGATCGATAAGGCCCGGACGGGTAAGCCGCTCACAGAACAACAGCAGGCCGTTTTTGATGAGGTCCTCTCCGAAGCGAAAGACGTGGAAGCCTACGCCGTGAAACTGGCATCCGACGAAGCCGAAGCCCTGGCCGCGAGTTTTGATCCGGACGAGTTTACGGCGGAACCGGAAGCCCGGCCGGAAGCGAAGCAGGAAGCCGTGCCTGCCCCCGCTAACCTGGAATCCAAGCAGCCGTGGGAGATGACGAGGGCGGAACTTGCAACCGAAAATGCCAAGCTAAAGGGCGAAACATCCGAATCCCTGCAAGCACAAATAGACAGCAAGGTTGATGCCCTGCAAAAATCCGGCATGGATTTTATGAAGGCAAGCAAGCATCCAGAAGTAGCGGAACTGTATCGGAAAAGAGACATTATAGACAACAATCAACTAATGGAGGCGCGGGAAGAAATTAAGTCTCGTGTAAAGAAATCAGCTCCCGACGCAGATGTTGATTATATCCTAAACGATATTTACTCATTAAAAACAGGCGGTCAAGGGGCTGTCTATATGGCGGCTAAATACACACAAGAAGCCGTTAAGGACGTTAAAAAAACCGGGGAGAAGTTAGTTCGACACCTCACAGAGGAATACGGAAGAAAACACAACGTGGATATGGATGCGGTTTTAAATCCTAACGTATCCGGTTGGACTCCACAGGGAATCGAATCCTTCAAGCATGGCATAGTAGAAAAGGCGAAGAAAATCAGCGATGCTGTATCATCATACTTCGAGGCTGCGCCCATTACCAAAGAGACCTCGCCGCTGTCCCAGGGCGTTGCTGCTGCCGTGGGGAAAGCTCCGGCGAAACCCAAGCCTGTTGCAACCCAGGCGGAAGAGGCCGCAGCAAAAGAAAAACCGTTACGCGTCGGCGATAGTCAGAAAATAGTAAACACAGATGCCGTTGTCGCTGATACGAAAACGATAGATGGTGTTAGATATGAACTCTATAATGCGAACAGCCTCAAGGATCAACGTGGATTCATCAGAGTATTTGATGACGAATCCGCAGAGGTTGTCAGTATAAAGGAATACCCGACGTACAGTGCAGCCGAAAAGGCCTATCAAGATGCGATAAAAGCAGAAACGACCCCGGAAACGGAACCCGGCCTGGCCCCCGGTAAAGAGCCCGGGCCGAAGACCGGCGATGTGCTCACAGATGATGAGTTTGATGCCCTGGCAGGCGACGTCCTGGATGAAATGGAAAAACCGGCGGAGACGAAGACCGCACCGGAACCGCCACAAAAGCCCGCCACGTCCCAGGGTGTGACCGCGGCTGTGGGAAAGGCACCGGCGAAACCCGAGCCTGTTGCAGCCCCGGCGGAAAAGTCCGGCATTGAGCCCGCTGTCCTGGAAGCCAAGCAGCCGTGGGAGATGACGAGAGCTGTATTTGATTTAGAACGAACAAGAATGGTAGAAAATGGCATAAAACTTCCATCAGAGGCGGCAGGGGTTGACTATCACAAGGGGTTGGTAGAAAAAGCATTACAAGAAGGAAAGCCCGTCCCAGCCGAAGTCCTGAAGGATTACCCTGACTTGCAATCTGCCCCGGCCGAGGCAAAAGCAAAACAACCCTGGGAGATGACGAGAGAAGAAGTCTATAAAAATATATCCAAATCGAAGACAGCGAGTGATGCCATAGACTTTAATGGCGAAAGAGTAAAAATACCGGGAATGAATATCGGTAAGGATGCTTTTACCGTTAAAGAGATTGCCGATGAATTTCATAAAAGAAGTGTTAAGCAAGCCCTTTCTGAAGGCCGTCCCGTCCCAGCCGAAGTCCTGAAGGATTACCCTGACTTGCAATCTGCGCCGGCCGAGGCAAAGGCAAAACAACCCTGGGAGGTGCCGCGGGCGGAGTTTGGAACAGTAACGACCTTCCCAACGGGCGATCGTTTTAATATCACCGGCGAAGCGCAGCGGATCAGGATCGCGGAAGAAGGCCAAAGCCAATATTTTACCTCCCCCCAAAAAGCTAAAGAATGGATTGATAAACGACACAAGCGTGAGGTTCAGCAAGCCCTTTCCGAGGGCAAAACAGTTCCCGAAGATGTATTGCAGGATTATCCGGATCTGGCCAAAAAGGAAAATGAACCCGGCAAGGTTCATAAATTCAGTTCGACACAACTGAACCTTCCGGATCCTGATGCAACGGCGGTGCGAGACTTCGCGGCAAAAATCCCGGACAATGAAGTTTATACCGACCCGGACGATCCTTCCTATGGCCGGGAAGAAAATCCGCATGTTACCGTTAAATATGGTCTTCATACCGCAAATTCTAAAAGTGTGGCGGATGTCACATCCAAAGCCAAACCTCTTACGGCCACGCTGGGTCCGATATCGATTTTTGAAGCCGATGACTATGATGTTGTCAAGATCGATGTCACAGGTGAAGACCTGGCGAAATTGAACAAAGAGCTGTCGGATAGGCTGGTACACACGGATACGCACAAAGGATACAAGCCGCACATCACCATTGCCTACGTCAAGAAAGGCGAAGGGGGGAAGTATGTGGGCGATAAGACCTTTGAAGGAAAAACAATAGCCTTTGATGAGGTTATGTTCAGCGGCAAAGACGGAGAAGAGGCTTTCTTGCCATTACAGTCCGCACCAAACACCGAGGACGCCGGGGCGGAGCTTACCTACAATAAGCGCAACCGGATCAAGACCGGGATCAAGTGGGCAGACATTGCCGACAAGAACCCTGCCCTGAAAGTCAAGGAAACGACTAAGCAAAACGTCTATCCCCGGCCGGATTATCAACAGATGATTGACGGCGGAATGCAGCCGCTGGTGGCGCATCTGGTCAAGCAGGTTTATGATGCGCTCCCTTCCAGGCCTGCGACTTCAACCGCAACCCACGCTACCACGGATGCCGGTCTGCAAAAGTATATCGATGCCGTCAATCGCGTTATGGACGGGACGATTGAATGGGCGAATAATAACGAATCCGTGGCGCGATGGGCGGAAAAGCAGGCCGGCGTCGCCGGGGCGGCTCTCGGCAAGCCGACATCCTTGATGGACATGGCGCAATCCGGAAAGGGTTTGCTTGATACCGTTTATCCCGGCGGATGGAAGAACTACCAGGCAGAGGTTCATGTTCTTGGCGGGAATAAGGCATTAAGGGCTCTTCAGCCTGGTTACGATCAAGGCATCCGGGCGGCAAAGGCGCTCAAGGAAAATTGGCCCGCGTCGCAGGAATCATGGCAGAAGCAGGGATATAAAATTACGGAATCCGGCAAGGCGATCACCATTCAGAAGGTAACAGAGACCGCCCCCGGCGGCAGTGTCATGACCGGGGAAGGTGTTTCGGAGAAATACCGCCTGGTCGTCAATAATGCCCGGTGGGTTGATGAGACGTTTGACACCAGGGCGGAGGCGGAGACGGCCATTAAGGAGTACAAACCGTGGCTCCTGCTAAAAGGATCCGGGCGCATTGAGGGCCAGTTCGACACCGAGGCCGAAGCGACCGACGCAGCGCGGGAAGCCGTCAAAAAAGAATCGAAAGACCAGATCAGCGACAAGGGCACATCCGTTGAGATGGCGGAGCGTGTCGGCGAGGCGCGACGGCTGGAAGGCGAAGACATCACCAGCGACCGCCTGCAGGCGGCCTTCGGCTTCAAGGGCGTCAATTTTGGCAACTGGTTAAAAGGCAAGACAAATCAAGCAGAAAGACAACTCCACCTGAACCATGCCTATGATTCCTTCATGGACCTGGCTGAAACACTTGGGGTGCCGCCGCAGGCCATGTCGCTCAATGGAATGCTCGGACTTGCCATCGGCGCTCAGGGCACCGGCGCCTATGCGGCCCACTTTGTCCCCGGCGTCAATGAGATCAACCTAACCCGGACATCCGGCGCAGGATCGCTGGCCCATGAATTCGGCCATGCGGTAGATCACTACTTTGCGACCCAGGCGGGTCTCGCGGCCAATACGGAACCTTTTTTGACTGAGCATGCCGGGCATGCCGGCGGCCGTGGTCTCAAGTTGACCGGCTCAGTCCAAAAGGTTAAAGAGATCGCGGGTGTCCGGCCGGAAATAGCATCTCATTTTAGCACCATCGTAAATGCGATGAACCGGAAACAGGCGAGCCCGGAAGAGATCGCGGCCAGACGGCAGACATCAAAAGACAAGGCAGCAAAGAATGTCGCGGGCTGGTTGAAAGCCATTGCGGTTGACTTCCGCGCTCCGAAGAACGCCGACACAGCCGGTGAAGAATTCGACCGGCTGGCAACCCGGATCAATGCCCTCGATCTCGGCGAGGGTATGGTCAGCATCGGCGGATCAACCTACGTTTCCCCGGTCGTTGCTGAACTCCGCGACCTCTACAAAAAACAGAATGGCCGCGTCTATTCCCTGGAGAACATCAAGGCGCTTCAGGCAAATATCGACCACCTGGTCTATCTCAATTCCGAAAAGGCGGCAGCGCAGGATCACACACCACAGGGAACGACGACCGACTATGCCGCCGCCGCTGCGAAACTCGACAAAGGGAAGGGCGGGAAGAAATACTGGAGCACGAATGTCGAGAAATTCGCCCGGGCTTTTGATGCGTATGTCAGCGATATGCTTGACGAACGGGCCGCGAAGAATTCTTATCTGTCTCACGCCGGAAGATCCGGCGACACGGTCCCGCAAGGAGAGGAACGCGCCGCGATCAACAAGGCTTTTTCCGCGCTTGTCCAGGAAATCAAGACCCGGGAGACCGACAAGGGCGTGGAGATGTATTCTGCCGCACGCGACGATGCCCCGAAAATGCCGACCCTTGCCGATGTTCAGGCCATCTTTAAAGGTCAGGAGGTTATCCAGCCGGGAGGTGTGAATGCCCCTATCTACGTCAAGACTCGGGGTGGCCAGTATCTCACGGTGGAAACCGTGACTGAAATATCACCGGATGAGGTTAATTTTGAGTATGCCTATGCCGAGAAATTCGACCCGGAGACCATGACGATCACCGGGGCGTACGGGGATGGTGTTGCCCGATTAGTGCGTGGCATCGCTGGCAAGTGGACGTTGGCCCACGAATCTATTCATTTTATGGAAGATTCCGGCATCCTCGATAGCGCAGATATCGCCACCCTGCAGGGCCACATTCAGGGCCTTGTCCGGGACGGCAAGATCGAAACCGCAAACAAGAAGGATATCGGCGGCTCCGAAGATCGCGCCAATTTCCTGGCCGACGCCTTGACAAAAGAAAAACCCGTTTCGGGTCTCGTCGAAAAAGTCGTCGCCCGTGTGCGGGAATTCCTCGACAAACTGATGGATGCATTCGGGATTCGAACGGCTGGAAGTGTGACAAGGGCTCTAGAGTCCGGCCGGATATTCGAGAGGGAAGGGCAGCCGGACAAAGGCGGCGCGCGCGAGCGGCCAAACGTCCGGCGCGGAATCCCGGGAACGCGGCAGTATGCGGTCAACCGCGTGAATCAGCCTGCCGCAGCTTCGCAGACGCCCGCTGAAGGCATCGGCAAGAAAGCGGAGGCGGTTTTGGCGGCTCGCGTGATCGAGCCTGCGGGTCGCCAGATCAATCGCGGTCTGGCCATGCTGGGGGGGCGGCTGGCCCCGGAGACTAAAGACGCCCTGGGCGTCCTGGCCAAACACTGGAAGGAGTTCTGGAAGCCTGCGGCCACGTTGCCGCATGGTGAAAAATGGATCGCCGAACGGGCGCGCGGCATGGGCGAGGTTGCCAAGGCTATGCGGTTCATCGAACAGCTTCAGAGAAAACTCGACGGATTGTCGGATGATCTCAAAAAAACCATGTTTCAGGTCCTGGACGGGCAGATCCCTGTCGAGACATTGCCCGAATCGTTCACGACGGAGACGAAGGTGAAAGGCCAAATCGTTCGGGATGAGATCAACCCGCAGGAACTGGCCCGGATGATCCGCCGCCGATCAGACATCATCGGGGAGATGATGGTGGAACGCGGGATTCTTGACGAGGCGCAGTTCAAAAAGTGGGAAGGAAAATACATCCACTATGCCTACGCTTATTATGTTCTCGGTCCGGACGCCTCCATCGCTGTTTCCAATAACGGCAAGCTGGATCTGGCGGAAACCCTGCGCCGCAATCCCGATATGACGATGGAACAGCGCAAGACGCTGGGCCTGATCGAGGACGCCGCCATCGCCGTTCCGATGGGGATGGGAAAATCGCTTACCGATATCGCCAAGTGGGATTATCTGCTCAAAATCGCAGAGAATCCGGAATGGGTCTGGCAACCCGGGATCATAAAGGTTCCAGTTGGCCCCCCGCTCGCAAAAGCCGTTCGCGGCAGGACGCGGCGCGTGGTGAAGATGACCATCGGCAAGCTGGTGGACGAGGTTAAGAAGTACAAGGAAATGGCCAGGGTGCAGCCGTCGCCGGAGGTGGAGGAGCATTATAACATCCTCCAGGCGGCGCTTGACAAGGCGGAAGCGGCCTCTCAAAACCGCCCGTCGGATTTTGTCGAGCTCAAGGGAAAGCATTATGGCCCGCTGGACGGCGCGTTTGTTCGACAGACCATCTATGACGATCTCGCACCCGTCATGGGGCAGCTCAACGCGAGCATGGGCAAGGCCATGCGGACGTTCCTGGAAGTGGAAGCCCTTGCAGTGTCCACTTTCAAGATGGGAAAGGTTGCACTGAACTTCCCGACGGCATTTCGAAACATGATCTCCAATGTAATCCAGATCAATTTGAGTGGCCGTCCGCTTGCCTATATCCCCGGTGATATCGTGAAGGCGTGCGAGGCGATGCTGGCCCACAAGAAAGTTCAGGAAATGTCGCGGAATCAACCCGGCGTGGCAATTCCGGACGATCTGCGCATCCTCAATCAGTATTACGAAGAGGCCTTCGGGATGGGGATCTTCCACACCAGTTGGGCGGCAACGGAGATCAACGCCGTCCTGGACGAATTCCGGAAGGCCAAAGGCGGCCGGATTGACAAGATCTTCATCGGCGTGAAAAGACTGGCGAAGCTCTACGGAAAAATTGACGATATCAGCAAGTTCACGCTGTTTTTACAGCAGAGAAAAGAAGGGGCGACCGTTGACGCGGCTGCGGTGCATGCCCTTAAATGGGGGATGGATTATTCTCTCGCTTCCCGGTCTGTGAAGGCCGCAAGGCGGCACCTGATCCCATTCGGAACCTACACTTACAAGATAGCCCCATTGATTGCCGAATCGCTTGCCAAGCGGCCCTGGGTGTTGGCCAAATTCGCCTTGATCCTTCCGTTGGCCTTAAAGTCCCTGGCAAAAAGCTTACATGACCTCGATGACGACGACGTGGAGGATATGGAGAAGCAATTGCCGGCGTATATCAAAAAATCAGGCTCCGTGATGCTTTTGCCATGGAAATCAGACAAAGGCCAGTGGCAATGGATTAACGCCCAGTACTTCCTGCCCTGGGCCAATATGTTCGAGATTTTTCGTGATATGGCGGAGATGGACATCGGCGAACTGACGCGCGATATCGGCATTACCCATCCGCTTCTGGACCTGATGACCACATTCCGCGCCGCCCGGGATGGCACCCCGCCGACACACCCGTTCTTTGGCAACCCGATATACAACCAGCTTGACCCGGCGTGGCTCAAGGTTTCCAAGATGGTGGAACATGTAGCATTTACCTTTCTGCCCTCGATGCTGTCTCCAAGCAAAGGGGCGCTCGGCACCACCTGGGACGCCGCCTTCGGCAAAGAAGACCGTTGGGGCCGCGAGGTCACACCCGGGCAGGCCGCAGGCAAATGGCTGGGCCTCAATATCATCGCCGTCTCTCCGGAGCAGTCCGCAGCGATGTTTGGCGTCAAGATACAGGATATGAAAAAGGAACTGGGCCGGATCGACGCGGACCCCTCCATCTCGGAAGAACGCAAAAAGGATTATCATGCGCGGCTGCAGGAGAAGATTGCCGAGGTTGCGGAGCAGAGCCCCGAGGCGATCCTGCCGATCCGTAAACAGAAAGGCGACGACCCGGTTTATAATGCCCTGATCGAGATGGTAAAAAAAGGTACGCTGAAGACCGGCCCGCCCGGGCGTTCCATCGAGATCGCCGGAACGCCGTTCAAGATGACGCTGGCTCAGTACCGGGAATATCTTGATAAATCTAGCGAAATCGCCCACCGCAAACTGCGCGCCCTGGTTGAGTCTCCGGCCTGGGAGCAGATGACCGACAAACGCCAATCGGAAGTCGTCTCCGGCGTCATGGAAAACGCCCGCAAGGGCGTTCGGCAGCGGATCAAGGCAGACATGGCCCGGGCAAACCGGGAGAAGCCGGCGGAAAAAACCGCAGCAGGAGGATAAATCATGCCGACAGTAGAACTTTTTGGCCGGGAATACACAATTCCCTTTGACCCCGAAGTGATCGCGGGTCTTCAGTACAAAGGTCTCAATGTCTTTCCCGATCAAGGAATCGATCAGGATCAGATCAACGCGGAAGCGCTCGCAATCAAGCCGCATCTCGATAAACTCTGGCAGGATCAGAAACTGCGGACGGTGCCGGGCGGCATGGAGACGCCTCCGGGGCGCATCGAGAACCCGCCCGTAAAAGAACAATTTGAGACGGGAATGAGTTTTGCGATGCCGCAATTTCAAGGCCCGGCAAAGAAATTCACGGCGATGAAAACCATGCCGACGCCCAAAACATCATTCCATCTACGTGATATCGCAGAGGATCAAATCAAACGCCGCGCCCTTTTGACCGACATATAACGATTTTTCCATGTTCAACAATGTAAACATAAATTTCCCGTTGACAATTCCCGGATTCGGCTTATCATGGGGGCCATCCGAACACGTAACGACCATAAACCATTCAACAATATAACGATATTTCACCGGCGCGGCATTGGGACGTTTGTAAACGATTTTTGGACATAACCATGCCAACCCATTCATGTTCTTATACTTTATCTGGTGCGGACGCGATGGGTGGGAAGGTGAATACCGGCTAAGGTAGTTGTCGTCAAAAACGTTCACAAACGCCTATACTCAATAATATGTGATACATAGAAAAAGGAGGGAACCATGAAAAGGATGATGATTATGGCGTTGTTTTTTTGTATGGTCTTTCTTGCTGCGGGTAGTTATGCGGAAGATTGGCAAAAAGATGGATTTGGGGGATTCCGTTCCGATAAAGGCCGGTCTCTCAGCCCCGATGGTATGGGCGGATTTCGCAGTGAAAGAGGCAATACCATTTCCCCCGATGGTTTGGGCGGGTGGCGCAAATCCGACGGGAGTTCGTCATCCCCAGATGGCTTTGGCGGTTTTCGACATAATGATGGCTCATCCACAAGTCCCGATGGCTTTGGGGGATATCGGCATTCCGGCGGTACAAGTTGCCAACCTGATGGATTGGGTGGATTCAGATGCAGATAAAAATACTCCATGCCTTAATCATCGTAATCTCGCTGATTTCTGCCGTATCCGTTGCCTCCGGTGACGAAATGTTTCGGATAAGATTAGAGATAAGTTGCTCTCAAGAGATGGTGCGCGCCGAAACCATCAGCGGCATGAACGGCGAGTTTCAACGCCTTGGGGATGTTGTTGTTGTTAACGACGGCGACGTTGATTGGGTCGTGCGGATTGTGGCTGATGAAACGGTAAATGTGCAAGGCCGCGTAACGGGCGTTGCCTATTCGACCGCCATATTACGCCCGTTAAATAAGAATTTGTTGAATTTTTATCTATCAAACCTTTCAGTCAAAGAAGATATAAAGAAAAAAGAGAAACAAAACACGCAGCCGACGACCGTTTCAAAAAATAAGTTGACCAAAGAACAACAGGCATTCGCTGCAAAAATCGCCCAGGATCGAAAGATGCTCGACAAATGGAATGAAGATAACAGGGACGCCATAGAAATTATTCGCGAACATCTCGGCCCAAAGTCACAGATCGCCGCCATGACCCGCAATCACTTCCAGATCGACAACCTTCGCCTGGACACCGGATCAAGGGAGGACATCCAATCAATATGCAGGGCTATCGTCGCAAGCATCGATGTCAACCAACTTGAAGGACAACGCAAACAGAGAGCAGCGCCCTGGCCATCATCAAACGATTTACTGACAATACCCCCGGGGAAAAAGAAATAACCTGCATTAAAAAAACGCTTGACAAATCCGCTACGATCTGTAAACTGGGAACAACTCTCAGATTTCAAAAGGCGGATCATCGCCCCCGACAGCGGCTTTTTTTGTTTGTGGCGATAACAATTTTCTGCCGAGACTCCCCATGTCGCGAGGCATGGGGGCACTTTCCTTTTGAAGTGCTGAGAAGTCTCGGCTTTTTTTGTTGCCGGAAAGCGCAAACTCAAAAATCAAAAGGAGGCCTACCATGTCAAAGAAGAAGGTCCAAGCGGAAGAAAGGGCGATTGTCCCGGTCGTATCGTTAATCAACAACCAAATCTTAACCACCAGCCTGAACGTCGCCGAGGTTTTCAACAAACCCCACCACAATGTTCTAAAGGCAGTCAGGGCGCTTGATATCCCGTCAGAATTTAGCGAAGTAAATTTTCACGCCGCTAATTATACGGATTATCAAGGTAAACAACGACCCATGGTCAACCTCACCCGCGACGGGTTCACGCTTTTGGCAATGGGGTTCACGGGGCAGAAGGCATTTAAGTTCAAACTTGCCTACATCGAAACATTCAACCGGATGGAGGCGGAACTTCGACAGAAAGACAAGGCCGAACCCCGGGCCGCCATCGAATCCGCCCCGCCCGATCCCGCCCGGTTGGCCGAATCGCTCATGCAGGCGCTGATCGCGTCGCTTTCGGGCAGCCATAACGACAAGATCGATGACCTGGGCTGCGAAATCGTCTCTCGCCTTGAAGACCTCTCCGGCCGGGTCGGCGACTTGACCGGCCAGGAAGACCTGACCCCCATGCTGCATATCCTTAACAGCAACGTCTCGAACCTGAGGCGGCAAATGGTCAACATGCTTCCGAAAATTGCGATTCCCGACGATCTGGTCGAAGGCCTGCGAACGGTCGCCGCCAGGCTGACCGCCATCGCCGATCAGCAGGATAACAGGGACTTTGCCTTTCACGAACGGCTGCGCGCCCTGGAAATGCTTTTCCGCGGCGTCGAACTCAAGCAGGCCATGAACTTGATCGGTGATCAGCCGGGCGTGTGGGACTACATAGAGGGCAATACGCCGCCGTCGCTGCGCCACAAGTTCAATATGACGCTGGTGCCCAAGGCCGCCGGTTCAAGCATGCTGCTGCGGTTTATGAAAGAATGCCTGATCCCCGATCTGGATTCGCGGATTGAGCTGCAGCGACTTTACCCCCTGTATTGCGCCTGGTGCTACGCCAACATGAATTCCCCGGTCACCCTCACGACCTACAAGAAACTGCTCAAGGAATTCGTGACTAAATTCCAGGGGATGCGCATCAAGATGGACAACTATGTGCAATACCTTCAGGGCGCCCAGGTCCGCATTCCCAGAAGCGCCCCGCCTGCGGGCAAGAACGCGGCTGCGTTGCCGGAGACAACGGCGGACCCGACCTTGAACGTTGAAGCATCCAACGAAACATTTGATCCCGGCGTCGCCCCTCAGACCACCGACCCGGCGACTGGCAGCATTGCCGAACCGCCCACCGCCGGACCGCAACCAAGAAGATTCAAGGACTTCGCCGTCCGGATTTTCGGCGGGAAAGGTGGGGAATAACGATGAAACACAATAATTCTCCTCATGATTCCACCAGAACCGGTTCCGGCGCGATCCGCCATGGCAACGTCATCTATCCGGATTTCGGGACGAAACAAAAGCTCGTGGCCGATCCCGCCTCGGAACAACTGCCGGTAGCCATCCCGGACATGGCGGCGATCATCGAATATGTCAAGGAGAGGATTGTCAGCCGCGGACTGGCCGCAAACGATCCCATCTTCTGGAAATGCGCCGAGCACGCGCCGCGGATCAGCAGAAAAGCGCAGCCCTTGACTCTCGACACGCAGATCGGCTGGGCGATGTCGCAGGCAAACCGTTTTTACAGCAACCTCCGGCCGAGGAGGCAGGCCGCGCAATGATGAGGCCGCTATCCCTGATTAAATATGGCCCTTGTCAAGAAATATTTCGGGTCTTTCCAGGTCAAATACTGACCGATGGTGGACGATGGTGTCGCCGCGAGGCGCGCGCGGCTTTTTTGCTGAAATACCGTGTTATATAGTGGCCATAAAGTGTCTGAAGATTAGCGGCATCCGAGACAGTCGCGTTTAACCGGCAAGTAGTTATAAGGACATGGTTATGTAGAACCCCGGACAACCCGCTGCAACTGAATAGCCTGAAGGACCTGATCATCCTCGTCGGGCGCTGAATTTGAGAAAAGCCCTGGTCGGCATTTGCGGACCGGGGCTTTTCTTTTACCACCCCAACAAAACTTACGAAAGGAGGTGCCACATGCCAATCAACAACCATACGATTTCATTTCCGTTTGCCCATTGCGACATGCAGATGGCCGTTGCCTACAACGCCGCCGGCGATCCGGAGTACATCGGCCGAGCGCGGCCGAGCGCCCTGACTTCTGCCGCGGAATGGCAGATCGCCAAGGTGGGCTATGACGCCGGCCGCAACGTGACGTCGCTCAAATTCGCCGCAGGAACCAATGAATACAGCAAGGTGTGGGATGACAGAGCATCATACACGTACTCGTAAGGGGAGGACAGGATCATGACAGTAAAAATCAACCCCTTTACGGGGGGTATGCAAATTTCGGGATTAACGCGCGGGATCGCGCTGGCGGCAAAAACAGACAGCGGGATGACCGCGTCGGCAACGGAGATCGTCTGCCCGGGCCTTTCGGGATACGGCGACGATTATTTCAACAATCATTTTTACATGCAGATTCTGGCGGCCCGGCACGAGCTGCTGACCATTGACGGCGCGCCTGCACCCGGCGATTTTGCCCCCGGCGCAACGCTTACCGGCGCAACCAGCGGCGAAACGTGCGAGGTGGTGGCCTGCCTGACCTCCACAACATATCTGGTCAAGGATCGAAGCGGCGATTTCGACGACGGGGAAATCATCGAGGACGGCACCAACAGCATCAATTGCGGCGCGGGCTTCCCGACGTTCACGCCGGGGCAGGCGCCGGAACATGAAGTGCGCCTGATCACCGATTATGTCGGCGCAAGCGGCACGTTCGAGACCGATCCGTTTACTATAACGGTCGAGCCGGACTCCGAAATCATGGTGCTGCATGAATCCCTGGTCTCCCTGGGCCGGAACGACGCGGACAATGCTTTCGATTCGTCGGATGTCACAAAGAATCGCGACGGATCGATCCTGGAGCGCACCGAGTTCATCATCGATGCGCTGATGGGCACACAGTTCCGGACCGAGCAGAGCCACGCGGCCTCCGTGGAGGAAAACGGCTTTCAGATGTTTTCCGTCTCGCTGTTCGATCTGGACAGCGGCGCGATCCTGTCCGCTGACATTGGCATCGGCGCCATATCACAGGTGATGGAAAAGAGCAGCGGCGGCGCTGATTTTTCCTCCGCCGGGATCACGCAACCGACCTTTGCCAAGGCCGACGGCCGGGTCTATTGCTCCTACCAATTCGTATCGGCGCAGTGGCAGGTCGGCGATCTGTATCGTCTGACCGTCTCCGGGATTACGGCCGTGGTGGACGGCGAGACAGTATATTGCCCGGCCATGGTCTGGTCCAACGCCGTTTTGGAAGTCGGCAATATCGATACAAACGTCAAAACGATCATGTCCGAGCTGTCCGGCGCGGCCGGTGTTGCGACGTTTCCGCCGGCGGCGGATCCGGGCGACGGCGTCAGCCTGGCCGAGGTCATCCGCGCGATTGTAACATCCTTGACGGGCGGCGATGATTACGACGGCTACACGAACATCAACAATTCCGCGAACGCCTCCATCAACGCGATCGCGCAGAAATTCGCCGTGCTGCTGGCGGCCGACGGCGCGAATGTTTTCGATCCGGCCATGTTCGGCGGCGCACAGGCCACGATCGAGGCGGCCTTTGCCGCCATCGGCTCGGCCCTGGGCGTAGAGTATGACGGCACGCCGAGTCTGTATGCCACCGTCAAGGCCGTTCAGACGGTCCCGGTGGACGGCACGACGCCGCCGGTCGCTAACACACTGTCGGACATTCTGCACAAGGACGGCAGTTTCACGTTCGACAATACTACGGATTCGCTGGAAGCCCTTTCCGACGCGATTTCGGAAGGAAGTCTTCAGATCGAGGCGGATGCGGGTTCTACCGCCAGCGCCATCATCGATGCGGCGGCTCTGACCCAGGCCACCAATGACTGGTGGAAGGGCGCGCTTCTGCTCTCCATTAACGGGAACAATTCCGGTCAGGCCCGCCCGATTGTCGGGTTCGACGCAGCCACGGATACCATAGCCGTGTCGCCTCCGTTTTTGGCTGCGCCAACTGCCGGGGATGATTTCCTGGTGATCAGCGGGTGGAAGATGCCGGAGTGGGCGCCCATGCCAGCCGTGGCTGTCAATGTCACAGCCGTTGTCTCTCCGGGCGTGGACGTGATTGACCTGAAAGATGCGGACCTCAAGGAGACCTACCGGCTGAATAACGTCCGGTTCAAGTTTGCCGATCCAGGGGCCAACACGATCACGATCACCCTGTCCGAGCTGATCAATGATGTTGCCGTTGCAGTGGATACGTTCGTTGTGACGACCGACAATTTTGGGGACTACCACAGCTTGATGGATATGTTTGGCATCCCTCATATCACGGGCGATGCCATCTTGATCAATGCAATGACGTCCGCGGGTAGTTATGCGCTAACCGGGCAATATCAATATGATATCAGCTACAACGCATAGGTGAGAAGATGAGCCAACTTATAGTTACACCATCACTTGATGGGCATGTAGGACTCGCCAACGGCAACAGCACCTGGCACAATGTCGTAACGGGCGCAGGAACGATAGCTTCTTATGCGAGCAGGTACGATAACATTCTCAAGGTGTATTCCGACACTTTAACAGAGAACTTTTGGGACGAACTGTGTCGGGGTGTCATGCTGTTCAACACGGCTGGTCTGCCGGATGACGCCGTGATCATCTCTGCCGCTCTATCACTCTATATCACCCACAAGTACGATAATGGTGGCTTTGCACCCGACCTGTGCCTCTATCCGGTGACTCCGGCATCCGACGTCGCTCTGGTGGCTGCTGACTTTAGCACCTTCGGGACCACCGAGCTATCGGACAAACTCACTTATGCGGGGATGACAAAGGATGCCTGGAATGCCTTCACCCTCAACGCGGCAGGGCTGGCGGCTGTCAGCAAGACGGGAATGTCAAGGTTTGGGATTCGCAACGCCTCTTATGATGTGGCCGATGAATTAGACCCGGGTAATCACAATCCTATTTGGGCGTCAGGAGGCAAACAAGCTTATATCTTTTGCTTTTTCAGGAGCGAGGCGGGTTATTCGCCCTATCTGACCATTGATTACACAACGTCTGGTGGGGTGGCTACGGGTACCGGTGCGCACAAAGCGGCAAGAATGTTTCAGAGGATGTAACTGAACGGTCAGGGCGAGCGCCTAACGGCTCGGAGGTGGAGGACAGGAGGGCACAATGAATTTCAGAGATACGATTGGATTTGCAAGGGAATCGGCGGCTACCGGGGCAGTTTCGGCGGCGAAGTCGCTCCTGGCTTACGTCAAGCAGCTTGTCACGCAGATGCTTACCGGCGCCGGCGTGGTTCAGATTGCCGCCACGACTGAGGATTTACAGCAGGCCGCGGCGGCTTACGACCTGTTTACGGGAACGACCCAGGATGTCGTTGTTGAACGGCTGGTCTTCCGGCTGCCCGACGTGGATGTATCAGATGACGCGACCATCACATCGATCAGCATTCAGACGGACGATGCGACGCCCCAGGTCTTGATTTCCTCCGCCCTGGGAGCCAAGGCGAATCTGACGGCAGAGGCGCAGCTATACTGGACGGGCTGCGTGCTGCTCAAGGCCGGGAAGAAGATTCAACTGACGATTGCAGGCGGCGCGGCGGATGCCCCGACCGTGTCTGATGTGGTTGCCGAGTATCGCGCCGTGATCGGCGGCGGCTATCTGGCCTAAAAATAAAAGAAAAGGAGGGTGCGGCACATGGCGAACGGAATAAACGGCCAGGAGATCCTGGATAAACCCCGGATCACAAACGAAGCGGATAAAACGCTGTCCGGCACGCCGAAAATCGTCACTGTCAAGGATGACGCCGGCGCGGAGTATTATCAGAAATTTTATCCGGCAAAAGCATAACAAACACAAACAACGGAAAGGAGAAAAGACATGCGCGGATACCCAAAATACGTTGCCACCCGGCAGGATTTCATCAACCTGCTGGAGGCAGAGGAGTTCCGGTCGCAGGCACTGGCGGACCTGACGGCGGTTTATGAACTCGACGACGCCCTGGCCACCAGGGCCGTGGACCTGATCGATCCGGAGAACCCGGAGGCCGGCTGGAACATGGAGGAAATCGAAAATCCGATGCCGAGATGGAAGCAGCTCGGCTTTGAGTCCCGTGAGGCCGTCGCGGACCTGATCATCGACAACGGCGGGGAGGTGTAATCATGGCGAATCGAAGCGTGACAAAAGACGTATCGGACAACATTATCGCGGCAGCGGTGCTTTCATCGTTCTGGGGCGACAAAATTCAGCTTCTGGTCGAGGCGCATGCCAGCGACAAAACAAAAGTCACCGTCAACAAGGGCGGGTATTACATTCCGCTGTTGATCGGGGATGCTTTTTTTCTGATCGACACGGCGACGCATGTATCGTCTGTTGACGACATCGACACCGGCGCAGTGGCCGCCGGCAGGGATTACAACATCTATGCCTGCAACAATTCCGGGACGCTTGTTCTCAAGACGTCCCTGGCATCGACGTTCCCCAGCGGCTACGACGCCACCACATCCCGCAAAATCGGCGGATTCCATACCCTGTGCGCGGATGTCGGGACGATCAGCGGGCACACCCTGACCGGCTACGTGAATAAGGAAATCCTGCCCGCGTCGATCTGGGATCTCAAGCACCGCGCCCGCTGCGGCAACAACGCGGGAATGGTCTTTGACAGCAAATCCCGGATCTGGGTGGATATTTACCTGGCGAGCGGCACCGGGGCCTCCACGGTATCGGTCAACGGCGGGACGATCAGCGACACCCGCACCTGGCTGGATTTTGTGGATGACGGCGGCGCGGTGGGCAAACGGCTGCTGACGGATACGGAATTCCAGCATATCGCCCTGGGCACCATCGAAGAAGCGCATATGTGGAATTACAGTGATCCCGTTACCACGGGCGGAAAAAGCTCATACGGGCTGCTGACCCTCCATGCCGCGCCTGCGCCAGCGGAATGGTCTGCGGGAGCGACAATCACGGGCGTCACCTCAACCAAGACGGCGACCGTGGTGGCCAAGATCACGGGCACGACCTATGTGATCAAAAACATCACCGTCGCAAACTTCACCGCCGGCGAGAACATCACCGATGGCACCAACCTGGCAACGGGCAATGCCGGATTTCCGACGCTGGCCGCATACAGCGGGAATCCCTCCGGCAGGAAAATCAGCAACATCGGCTGCGAGGACTGCGCCGGGGCTATGTCGCAGTGGCTGCTAACACCCGCGGCCAGGCTGGACGATAGCACCACCGCCGGATGGTACGATCTGCCCGGCGTCAAAGGATCGTTCTACACCTACGGCACGAACAAGTATGGCAACACACAGCTCTTCGCGGGCGGCGTTTGGGATAATGCGTCGTATGCCGGTTCGCGGTGCCGTTCTGCGTATAGCTATCGCTGGACTGCGAGTTCCACTATCGGGGCGCGCTTCTCGTCGGAGCCATTATAACGAGTGCGTTGCGAGAACACGAGTAAACGCGGGCGCGTGACGCGTCCGATGATTTTGGGGTCAGCAACAGCTCTCCCCGGAAAGGCTGAGGGGTCAGGATGAGGCGCTCATCGCGGGCGGCAATTGGAATAATGCGACGAATGCCGGTTCGCGGTGCCGTAATGCGAATAACTATCGCTGGAATACGAATTCCAATATCGGGGCGCGCTTCTCGTCGGATACAGGACAGCGGCAACTCCACCTGGCTGGATCCCTCGGCCTTGTTCCCGGCGCAGGCCGGGAGCAAAACACATAACGGAGGCTGCCGGCAGTCAGTAGCGAATCCGCGAACGCTGTCGGCAGCATATTAAAACAATGAAGAGACACGGCAACTTATACGTGAAGATCACCGATCCCGAAAACATCCGCCAAGCCTACCGCGAGGCCCGCCGGGGCAAATCCCGGCTGAAAATAGTGCATTGGTGCGCGGAGAATCTGGATATGGTCACGGAAACCATCCGCCGGCGGCTGACCGACAAAACCTACAAGACAGCGCCTTACAGCACGATGTTCATCCACGAACCAAAAACCAGAGAGATCTTCAAGCTCCCCTTTTATCCGGACAGGATCATCCATCATGCCCTGATGCGCGTGGTGGAGCCGATCTGGAACGGGCTTTTTTTTCATGATTCGCACGCTTGCCGCAAGGGCAAGGGCATCCACGCGGGCAGTCGCAAGACGATGGAATACGTCCGGCGGTATCGTTACTGCCTGAAAATGGACATCTCCAAATTTTACCCGTCCGTCGATCACGACATCCTTTATGACATCGTCAAACACAAAATCAAATGCCGGGATACGCTGTGGCTGATCCATGAAATCATTTACAGCGCCGGCGGCGGAAAAAATGTGCCGATCGGCAATTATACCAGCCAATGGCTGGGGAACCTTTACATGAACGAGCTGGACAACTACCTGAAGCAAGACCTCAAGGTCCGGGCGTACGTGCGATATTGCGACGATTTCTGCGTTTTCCACAACGACAAGCGATACCTGGGTGCGCTGGCGGAAAACATCAAGTTTTTTCTGGCCGCACGACTCAAATTGACCCTGAGCAAGTGCGACCTTTTTCCGGTATCCCGCGGCGTTGATTTCCTGGGCTACCGCCATTTCCCCGATTATGTGCTGCTGCGCAAATCAACAGCGACCCGCATCAAACGCCGGCTGCGCACGTTGCCGTTGCTGCTGGCGAAACAAACCATCACGCCCGATCAATACCGATCCACGCTGGCATCGATCTCCGGCTGGCTCCGCTGGGCAAATACCCGGCACCTGCAGTTGACGCTCGACATGAAAAAACTCAGTGAGGTTGCGGCAAATGGAAACGGAAGAAACAACGAGGGAGCCCCGACGATTCAGGGATTTCGCGAAGGACCATGTGCCCCTGGATGGCGCCAAGCTCAAAATTGACGACATTCTGAACAAGGAGGTCATGATCACCGCCATGCGCGTCAAGCCCAGCAAATACTGCGGTGCAGGCAAATCCTCACCGTCGTGTCTGACGCTGCAATTCGAGATGTCGGGTGAACGCTACGTCGCCTTCACGGGCTCCGGTGTGCTGGCCGACCAGGCGCAGGCCTATCAGGCGGAGATCCCGTTTTTTGCTACAATCAGAAAAATCGATAAATACTTTACGTTTACATAAAAAAGGGGATCGAAATGAGAATAGGATTGACATCCAAAAAAAGGCCCTACCTGCTCTATTACACGGACGCGCTGCCGGAGGGCACGGCCGGCGCGGCGAAGGGGTTTGTGATCCGGATCCGGCCCGGGTACAAAGACGACATGGGCATCCTGTATCACGAGATGGAGCATGTCGATCAGTTTTGGTTGGGCGGATTGATCATTCATATGCGGCGCTATACCGGGGATGAAGAATACCGCTTGTCGTGCGAGGTCAATGCCTACCGGATTCAGTTGATCCACCCGCCGGCAAATGGCGCTGATAAATACCGGCTGATCTACGCCGGTCGGATAAGTAGAGATTATGGTTTAAGTATCACGGAGGCCGCGGCATATTCAAAATTATTATCATAGGGGGGGACGTTGGCAATGGAAATTGGAACCGCGATTATTATTGCGAGCACGGTCCTGGGGATAGTAGCGGTGATATTTCGCCTCTTTCCAAAGGCAAACGGTTTTTCTGTGGCCCTGTGCGCACAGAAGCACATAGATGTCGATCGCCGTTTGGACAGACAAGAAAGGGATCGCTCGGAGATCCTGGACTATCTGCGCCGCATCGAGGGCAAGCTGGATGATCACATAGCGGAGGCGCCCTGAGATGACAGACGAAATGTGGGATAGGCTGGGAGACCTTTTCGATGGACGCAAGAGCAAGACTCAAGAGGCGTGAAACGTCCTCTCATGGAACGCTCGGGATCCTGACCATTGACGATTGGGCGTGTTTCACGCTGGAGCTGCCGTGGAGGGACAACCGGCCGCAAATATCCTGCATCCCGGATGGAGATTATTTTGTTAACCCGTGGAACTCAATCAGGTGGCCGAACTCGTATCACGTTACAGGGGTGAATGGCCGGAGCGCAATCTTGACCCACACCGGGAATCTGGCTGGCGATACATCCGTCGGCTTAAAGACGCATGTCCACGGGTGCATCCTGGTCGGAAAACGCCACGGCTGGCTCAATAAACAAAGAGCCGTATTATACTCGGCCGTCGCGATGAACGAATTGAGAAATGTCGTGGGTCGTAACAATTTTGATTTGAAGATTACTTGGGGGGGGTGACATATGGGCGTCATTGAATTTTTAGGATCAGCGGCTTTCGGTGGAATTACTGGGTTGTTCGGCGGCATTATAAACAGGATTGCGGACCATTACACTACAAAGGAACGGCACAAGCACGAGCAATTGATGCTCGACAAAAACACCAAGTACCTTCAACTCGAAACAGAGCGTGATGTACAAGTGGCGAAGGAGCAGGCCAACGCCATCAAAGAGAAGTCCGGCCTCGACGCTATGGCAAAGTCGTACGATGCGGACCGGGCCACCTACTTTGATGCAAAAATGATTGACGGACTCCCCCCGTTGGCAAAGGTGATTATTGCTGCGTTCATGGCATTCGTTGATTTCGTGCGGGGGCTGACCAGGCCGGGCATAACCCTGTATCTATGTGTGCTGACCACCATCATGTACATGGAGCAAAAAACGATTCTGGCACAGCTGCAAATCAGCCCGGATCCGTTAATGGCCCTCGGCGTGACCCGCGACCTCGTACACGCAGTCATATATCTGACAACGATGGCCGTTGGCTGGTGGTTCGCAACCCGGACAAAGCAGGCGTAACAACTATTTCCCGTTACCTGTGGTGAGTTTTTCACCATCCAAGTCATTGAATAAAAAGGGGAATAAACTGAACCACGTAACTCTTAATCAGTAGGTTGTCGGTTCGATCCCGACAGGGCTCACCAAAACACAAGGCGTTTCGGGTAGTTACCGAGACGCCTTTTTTCTTGAAAGCTGTTTTTTCTTACCACACTCACCACCACTCACCACATTTAATCGGTTGACCGCCTGGCGCATGAGATCCATGGAGACATGCGTGTAAATCTCTGTCGTTTTTACATTTTGATGCCCGAGCAGCATTTGAATGATCCGGAGGTCCGCCCCGCTGTCTAAAAGATGGGTGGCGTAACTGTGCCGGAACTGGTGCGGCGTGACCCTTTTATCAATGCCGGCTTTTTTCATGGCCGTTTTCAGCGGCTGGCGGATGTCCGTCAGGGCCCCGGTCTTTTGTTCGCCCTGCCGTTGAGACACCCGCGAGGGGAATAGCCACGACTTGGTCAGATCCAGATCGGCCAGGATCGCACGCAGATCGTCCACCACGGGCACGATCCGCTCGCGTCCGCCCTTACCCTTTATTCTCAAATAAGTCTTGTCCTGCGCCAGGTCAGCCGGCCGTAGGCGCGTAACTTCATCCTTCCTCAACCCGCAATAATACATGGTGGCGAATAGCGCCCTGGTCGTGCCGGTCATGTTGTCCAGGATACTCACCACCTCACCACGGCTGAGCGGCGCCGGCAATCCTTTTTTGTGCGGCAGGGGTTCGAACCGTTCCGGCAGGGAGCAGAGATTTTGCTTTGCGCCCCATTTGATCATGGCAGACAGCGCGAGCAGCTCTAAATTGATCGCCCGATGGACCGTGGGCCTGGTCGTGGTTTCCTTCCGGTGCTTCTTATAGGCCGTGACGATGTTGCTGTTGATGTAATCCGGCTGCATATTGCCGAAAAATGGCAGGATGCGGTTCCAGAACATCATTGTCTTTTCTTTCAGGGTTTTGGGAGACTGCTGCATCTCTACCCATTTGAGGTATTCTGCAGCGATCATGTCGCAGGTGTGCGGTCCGGGCTGGGTGGGTTTGTTGAATCGCTTTCTTAGCGCCCGCTCGTATGCCAGGGCTTCAGCGCGCGTGCCGTGATAGGTGAACATGTGCCGGGGGCTGTCTCTGCCTGCCTCCCGGAAATCAACGGTATGCGTTTGCGCCGACTGGGACCGAACGGACATTTGTTATTATGTGCCCACCTTTTCACAAATAGATCACGTTGCCGCGTTTCCCGAGGAAGCGTTTGGCAGATCGGCACCAGTAACCGGAGAAGACAGGCGATCAACCTGCTTTCGCAGCGCGTCAATCTCCGCCCTGACGTCCTTTAAGTCATCTTCGCAGACACATAATTTCTTTGATGTTTCGACGGCGCGCTTGAACTCCTGGACGTTCTTGACCAGGGCGTCGATGACGTCGGCATGGCCGGAATCAAGGATTTCACGGACTTCGGCGATGACCTTGTATTTATCGACCTTGTTGTACGTTGATGCTTGCTCGGTGACGCCGGCCCGGGCGGCGGCTACGTCGCGAAGGGCTATGTCGGTGCGGCCGCCTGCCAATTTTTTACCCATCGCAAGGAAATCAAGATAATCCATCCCCAGGGCATTGGCGATTCTTATTTGAACGCCGGGCGATGGAAATCGCTTTTTTTTAATGATTTGGCTTATGTACGCATCGGATAAGTGAGTATCTATGGAGAGTGAGTTTTGCGTGCCCCGCCCCCGTTGAGAAACGATATGTATTAAAGCATTCTGGAAATATTCTTTTTCAATCATGATCTGCATATATAAACCCGCGGAATATTTAATCAAGTAAAATAACTTAGCGCACAGTGAAAAAAATCCTTGCAAATAACCTAACTCTCTGTTAGGTATGTCGCCATGAAAAGAGGCATCCAAAACGAAATAGCCGATAAAGTAAATATATCAACCGCTTTCATATCACAGATACTTAGCGGAAAGCGGAGGCCGTCGTGGCCTATGGCTAAAAAATTATCTAAGGCAACCAACACCGAACCTGAACTCTGGCTCGAAGGATCCCCCGAAAAAATCAGGGAAGCTCTGGACGCCAACTTCTAACAACGTGAGGTCTGGTATGGCTAATAGCAATGGCAAAATCCCCCGCGAAGCAATCTCCTTTTCAATCGATATGGCCCTGATCCCCTTACTCCGCGCATACTGCGCACGACATGACCGCAACCAATCCGATGCTGTAAACCTGGCCATAAAAACCCTCCTTGCGATTGAGAAGGCCAAAGACCCTTGCTTTTGGCTGAAGCAATACGCCGAAACGGAAGATGAGTCAAAATAGATAAATTATTTCATAATAAAAATATTATGGGCCGAAAAAATGACACCCGAAGCGCACAAATTATTCCGGTGGGGGACGCAGAAGCGGCGGCTGTACGACCGATTGATCTGCGGCCCGGCTACGGCGTCAGAGATCGTTAAAGACCTGCATATATACCAATATCAAAAAAAGATCGGCGAGGTCCGTCGCGGCCTCGTCGGAACCGGCGTGACCGTGAAGGCCACGCCGATCAATGGGAAAAAGAACCTTTGGGAGTACCGGCTCGGTCTGGTCAGCCAGGGTTCAGATAATACGTCGGCCCGCTCCGGTGTAACGGCAACAGCAATATGTGGTGATGAAGCGGCGAGTGCCGGGGAGGGCCGACAATAATGTCCGTCGAAGAAAGAATGGCCGTGCTGGAAAAGAAGATCGACACCGTGTTGAGCATCCTGGGACACGGCCGGACGAAATCACACACGGAGATACAGCGCGAGGCGGACGACACGGTCGCTCGGATCCGGCTCCGCATGGCCAAGAGGCACAGGAAGGAGGCGCGGGAACATGATCAGGCTTAAACGATACGTCCTTTCGGGAAGTTTTGAACGGCATGCAGAAGAGGGATTCCGGTGGCTCACGTGGGTGGCCTGGGCCGTGATCATCCTGGCAGCGGTTGTATTCGGACCGGTCGCTGTCCGGCTTTTTTTAGGGGGGTGAGGCTATGCAGATCAGGGTTGATGGAATGGGTCTTGTGAAAGTCAGCGCCAGATACAAAAAGCCCCTGGCTAAGTTAAGGCGAGGCTGGGGCGCAGAGGCTGTTTATTTGAAGCTGTCGGACAACCGCAAAGCAATTGAGGCCCGGGTTGTTTACACCGGAACGAATGCTCATTTGATCATGGCTATTTTGAAGGCATAGGACAATCACCGACGAGAGCAGGATTATGACCTCGTGCGACAAATGTGGATCGAAATCGCTGTACCAGGACCAAGATTTTGTCAACGGCGTCTGCGATATCGTCTGCCGGATATGCGGCAAGCGCTGGCCGGTCGGCGCCGATCCGGAAACCGTAAAAAGACTGATGGTGGCGCGTGAGGATAACGACCTGCGCGCGCTGAATATCAAGCTGGGAATCGAGGAGGAGGAAATCAAGATGGCGAAAAGGGGACCATGTAAAAATTGCGGGCGGGAAATGCAAATTGCGGGGGATGGGTGCTGCGCCACTTGTTACAACGCGGGCAGGGGCCTGGAGGGTGAAGCAAAGGCGGCAGCGCTGGCTGCTGTGAAGGCCAAGGTTGACAATGGATTGCTCAAGCGTCGCGGACCAGCTCCGGCAGTTGCAGTGGTAAAGCCGAAAGTGGAGGGAACGGCGAAAAAGGATCCCGCCAGTGGAGCGATCGCCGCGGGATCTCCCCTGGGGAAAAGCCAGAAAGTGGAGGGCCTGGCGGCGGCCCTGGCGGCGGTCCGAGCGGAGGGGGCATCGCCCGAGGCGACCGTTCTACTGGTTTTTTCCGAAGCCCGCGATCAGGCGCTTTATTCGGTGTTGCTCGACGAATCCGTTCGTTGCCGTCGCACCGTGGATCAGCAGGTTTTCTGGATGCTGGAACACGAACTGATCAACGAACGGGCGTTGAATGAGGTGGACCAGTCTGTAAGCATTGCCGCGGTTTTACCGAGACAACTGAGGAGGGAAAATTCATGACACAAGAAGATAAAGAGAAGGCAAAGACAGCAGAGTGGCCGACATGGAAGGGCGGCGATAATATGTGTGGGTGTGGCCAGGAAGCTCAGCAGGGACCGTATTATGGCCCGTTGAAAACCGCCGCCCGTGTCGGGCTTTACGAGGAAGTTGGCGCCGCTATCGGGCGGCTGGTGGACGCCAAACAAAAAGCCTACGGCAGGTCATTCGACCGCGTCGGCTCCATCCTGAAAATTCTTTATCCCACCGGTATCAAGCCCGAACAGTACGACGACCTGGGCGCTATGATCCGCATTCTCGACAAATTCTTCCGTATTGCGACCGACAAGCGCGCCCTGGGTGAATCGCCCTGGAACGATGTGGCCGGGTATGGGCTGCTCATGAATCGGGATTATTGCGTATTGGCGCCCGAACCACAAGGAAAGGAATGAAACAATGGCCGACGTTAATGCGAAAAAAATGAAATCTCTGGAAATCGTTTCGATCGCCGCCGGCCCGGCGTTGATCCCGGGCATGGTGACTGTAACCATCGCCATGAAGGATCCCCAGGGCGGCGCATATTACACGCACATGGTTACCCGGAATAATTATGCTCACTCCGCTGCAAAGGCCCTGGGGCGGATGCGGGGGGTAAAGATGCCCGCCGCGCCCGAACCACAAGATGCCGCTGTCAAAATCGAAAGAACAATGAATACAGCCGGCCGGGAGGTGCAATGAAACAGATTAAACTTCGCCCTGGAATCGTTGTGTCGTCGCCCTGGTACAACACCGTGGAGGCTGCGGCGCATTGCGGGATGGCCCGCTCCACATTCATCGAGAAGGCGACCAGGGGCGGTCTCCCCTGCTGCGGAGACGCAAACAACAAACGATACCAGGTCGAGGATCTGGACCGATGGATCACCAACGGATTTCGGTACCCAAGAACGGAAGAAGCCCCGGCGGCAGGAGATCGCCCCGGTCGGGGATAAATCACCAAACAATCTAAAATCAGGGAGGTCGGAAAATGAATTTTCAGCCAGGGCAGGATTACATCTTTACGGACGTATTGACGCTGACCGTCGCGTCGAGTGATTTTAACGCGATCGGAGGATTTCACACCCTTTGCGCCGATGTTGGGGAGATCCCAGGGCATCCGTTGAGCGGCTACAAGGCCGGGGATCCGTTGCCGGCATCCCTGTGGAATCTCGGGCACCGGGCAAAATGTGGCAACAACGCAGGAATGGTCTATGACGCGGTCAGCGATCGGTGGGTTGACATTTACCTCGTATCATCCCCGGACAGGAGGATTCTCCTTGAAACATTCGAGGACTATGTAAAGCTGGCGGCCGAACAGGGGAAGCGATTGCCCACCCATGAGGAGTTTTCCGCGCTCGCCGAAGGCACCAACGAACTGACCAATATTTCGGGGAGTAAGTACACATCAAACACCGGCGGCCACGTCGATACCCTGGGGCGCTCATCGCGGGCGGCAGTTGGACTAATGCGGCGCATGCCGGTTCGCGGTGCCGTAGTGCGAATTACTATCGCTGGCATACGGTTTCCATTATCGGGGCGCGCTTCTCGTCGGAGCCGCTTTATCCGCGGGACCGGCGCACAGCGCCAGCAAACGAAAAACGATAGCGCGTAGCGCGTCGCATTAAAAATCATCACGGTCGGAGGGGTTGGCTCACGTGCGTTTGTTCTTTGCTCCGGGAGAGGTTTGCGAAATACGCGCAATCGGCGCGCAGGGGAAAAACCCCGGCTGGGAGGGATTCTCAAAGTCGATCGTCTCGGGATATTACGATGATCCCGAGGCGTTCGCCAAGGGCGCCGCAATCCTCGACCGCGCCCAGGCCCGCGGCATCTATTTTACCCTCAATCCTGTCAACCCGGCGCTGATCGCGCGCGCGTCCAACCGGCTCAAGGTTCCAAAAAGCACAACACAAGATGTGGATATCGTATGTATCCGCTGGCTGCCGATCGATCTTGATCCGCGCCGTCCTGCGGATATTTCTGCAACGGAGGACGAGGTCGCGGCGGCGCTGTCCGTCGGCAAGGAGATCGCCGCATGGCTCGAAGGCGATCTCGGTTTTTCCAAGGCGCTCCGGGCCTATTCCGGCAACGGATTCCACCTGCTCTACCGCCTGCCGGACCTGCCAAACAATGACGACACGCACGCGCTCATCGTGGGCGCCATGGCCGCCATCAAGGCCCGCTACGACAACGACGCGGTGGATATCGATCCGGCCGTCGTCAACCCCGCCCGGATCTGGAAGTGTTATGGCACCACGGGCAGGAAGGGCGACCCCACCACGGACCGGCCGCACAGAAAATCAACACTAATCCCCAAACAACCCTCCGTTCTGGCCGATGTGCCGATCACAGATCTCGAGACGCTGAAGAAACTGGCCGCCCTGGCCACTTCGAAATCAACCCCGCAGGAAAGCCCGACACCTTCACCACCGGGCACGCCGCCGCCGAAAACAACCGGCGGTGCGACCCGTTTCAAAGAAGGCACGCTGGGGCCGGTGAACATGGAGGCCTATCTCGGCCGCTACGGGATTGGATACACCACCAAACAAAAAGGGGCCCAGACGCTCTACTGCCTGGATCACTGCCTGTTCAACCCGGATCACGACCAGGGGCAGGCCTCGATCATCACGTCGCCGACCGGGCCGCTGATCTACCAATGTTTTCACGCCTCCTGCAAAGACAAGCGATGGAAGGACGCCAAGGCCGCGATATCCGGAGACAAGTCCATCGCGGAATTCTGCGCCGGATACGATCCGGACTGGAAGCCGCCCAAACAGACCGGTACGGGTGCAATGGCGGATCTTGCGATCAGATCGGAACTGTCCGTGCAGAGCGCGGCCCCGGTGGAACCGCCGGAGAAGATCGATCCGACGGAGTTTTTCGAGCAGCGCGGCAAGCGGCCGGTGTTTGTGCCGATGTATCTGGCCCGGTACCTGGCCGCCTACCTGGCCCCGTTGGTCCACACCGCCGGCGGGTTCTGGCGCTACGAAAACGGGGTCTGGAAAACCTTTCCGGATACCATCCTGGCGCAGATCATGGTCGCAACCATGAAGGAGCGCATCCAGGCGGATATGATGAGCAATACCCTGAAAATCCTCCGCGGTCTCATTAATCGCGAGGAGGATTCGTGGCCCAACGATATTAACCTGATCAATGTCAAGAACGGCATGCTGGACATCCAGGCCATGCGACTGCTGCCGCACGATCCGTCGTATGGCAGCCGCACGCAACTGCCGGTAAACTACCAATCGGACGCGTTCTCGCTGCGATGGTGGGAATTTCTCAAGGAGATCTTCCCGGAAGATGAGCTGTACGCGAAAAAAGGGCTCATGCAGCAGTTTTTCGGCTATTGCCTGTTGCGGGACTGCCGCTACCAGAAGGCCCTGTTTATGTATGGCACGGGCGCGAACGGGAAATCGACCGTGCTGGACGTCCTGCAGGCGATGGTCGGGCGGGAGAATACGTCGTCGCTGTCCCTGGCGGACCTCACGCAGCGGTTCAAGGCGCAATTCCTGCGGGATAAACTGATCAACCTGGCAACAGAAACGAACACCCGGGATCCCCTGGCGACGGAGCTGCTGAAGGCCATCATCTCCGGAGATCCCATCACGGCGGAACAGAAATACGGCGAGCAGTTTCAGTTCCGTCCATACGCCAAATTCATCACCGCGATGAACGATGCGCCCGTGATCCCGGATAAATCCTATGGTTTCGGCCGCAGGATCGTTGTGCTGACGTTCGAGAAGCGATTTACCGACGAAGAGATCAAGCCCAGGATGTCTGATTATTTAATCGAGGAGGTCGAGGGCGTTTTTAACTGGGCGGTGGAGGGGCTTAAAATCCTGCTGAAAAAGGACGGCTTCCTGATTCCCGAGGCCGTCAACAAGGCGACGAGTGATTTCATGGAGACGCTGAATCCGTTGCTGATCTTTGTGACAGAGATGTGTGAGGTCCACGACGCCGTATCGGTGCCGACGATCGAACTGTGGGAATGCTACGCGGAATGGTGTGCCGACGGCAAGAATCGGCCCCTGGGGCGGAACCGGTTCCTGGACCAGGTGCGGCAGACGTTTCCACGAGTGCGATCCGAAAAGGTGGGCGAGGCCCGGGTGCGGACGCTGGTCGGGATCGGCCTGACGAACCAGGCAAAGACATGGACGGCGGAACGCAAGGCCCGTTTCCGCCGGCGGGAGGAGTAGGCCATGAAAAACACTTATCTTTACGGGTGGAAAAATAACAGCAAGCGTAAGCAGATGTACGGGCAAAACTGTATTGTTATCGCACGGTTAAAAATGAATAGTGCATGGGCGCGGTTTGAATCGGGCCAAGAAGAATGCGTGTCCAGAAATGCGCTCAGGAGGAGTAGGCGATGAAAACCCAAGTAACCAGGATGAAAACCAAAGAAAGCATCATCATTATTATTGCTGCCTGGAAGGTGCGATTGATAATGGGCGCCCTGGGCCTGCTGCTGTATTTGGCCGTTCAAGGCGTTCTGGCTATGTGGGGTTGGTATGACCCTGGTCCCAGGATAGCCCGCGAATGGGAATACAACGGGCGGTTGCTGTTCGAGGATGATCAGGGACGCCAGGGCCGATTCGAAAAACGACGTTTTCAATAGGGAAAGGAGGCTACATGAAAGAATCAATTCAAGATTTACTCCGAAGAATAAGTGGCATTCTCCACTTCTTCAAATTGTATGAAGAAAGCAAACGCATAAGCCTTTTATCAAGCTGGATTCAGGGGCGGGATGATATTCCTGAAGATATTTAAGGAGGCTGGATATGGCTGAAGATGATTATGCCGTAAAATTACTAAAAGTAGTGGCCCCATATGTTGAAAACTGGAGCGCAAACCTCCTTGCCGCCATTGCAAAGATGGACTGGGAGGAGGCCGCCCTCCGCTGGCTGCCGGATCCCCCCAAGAATGATGGGGACTTTTATTTTAGTGGCATTACTCCGAGCGGCATGGATGTCGTTGCTATTGTACAGATATTTTCTCACCCTACCAATGGCCGGCGCGGGGCCGTGATGTTTATCCCACCCGGCTGGAGAGGAGACAACGCCCGAGTGATGGCTGAGGTTATCCAGGGATCGCTCGAAGAATGGCGAGGGCAGTGGGCCGGGCCTGAGTTTGGGCTGAATTGTGTAGTGAACCAACAAAAGGGAGATTAACTATGATCAAACAAGATCGGTATTTGATGCTGACGGATAGCAAGTAAGGAGGCTGGCATGAGCGCAGAGGTAATCCAGGTTATCAGAACAACACTTTCGACCCGCGGGGGTGGGCGCAACGTCGGCGATCCGATTAGGATAGTCATACAGTATTGGACGCTTGATGGCGAACTACTGGCAGAACATGACCCCTGGTTAAGTCAACAGATCGCCGACCTGACCGCCGATGTCGCGCGGTTGCGGGTGTTGCTGGGCGAAACGAGCGGAAAGGGGGCCGGCCATGAACGCAAATAGCACAGGAAAAAAATGGTGGGACCGGGCCTGGTCGCTGACCAGCGGCTGTACGGGGGGGAGTTTGAAATAATCCATTGTGATGTCGATGGCGCTGAATATCCCTGGCCGCCAGAAGAGTGGAAAACGGAAAAACAGCGTCAAACGGTGAATGAAAACGGACAGTTAAAAAAAGGTGATGGTTTAAAAATGAATGAATATGTGGCTTTAGGGTGTTCATAGACAACATGACCACTATCACATTTGCACCCACACCAGGGGCGGCTCGGTATAACGCCGTGTTCTGTGCTCGTGAGGCCGGATATTATAATCACAAGGGCTGGCCAAGCACACTCAAAGCAGTTCGTGCCCCAAACTATGATAAGCATTCATCGAAACACAGTGGGCGGCGAATATGTCTTAGTGAGGAATATATCAGATGATTCATGTTGGTGATTGCCCAAAAAATCTGCCCGCGAAGCGTTGTCCTGGGGGGTGATTTGTGATCATGGCGGCTGACTTATTTTGTGGCGCGGGCGGGACCTCATCGGGGCTGTATATAGCCTGCGAACGCGCAGGCGTCCGGCTCGATCTCGTTGCCGTAAATCATTGGCAGATTGCAATCGAAACCCACCGGGCAAATCATCCGGACGCACGACATATTTGCGCCCCCCTGGAGGGGCTCGATCCGCGTAAGGCTGTTCCCTCCGGCCGGCTCGACATACTGGTTGCGTCGCCGGAATGTACCCACCACTCCATCGCCCGCGGCGGGCGGCCTGTTTCCGACCAGCTGCGCGCCTCTGCATGGCACATCCTCCGGTGGGCGGAACTACTCAAGATCGACAACATCTTAATTGAGAACGTTCGGGAGTTCCAGGATTGGGGACCAACGGACGCCGCCGGCAAGCCGATCAAGAGCAAAAAAGGTGATATGTACCGGGCATTTCTTGGCGCTCTCCAGTCCCTGAACTATAACGTTGAAGCCCGCGTTCTGAATGCCGCCGATTATGGGGATCCGACAAGTCGGCGCCGCCTCTTTATTATGGCTCGCCACGATGGCAGACCGATCAGCTGGCCCGAGCCGACGCATGGCATGAAGCTGCCATACCGTACGGCCCGCGAGATCATCGATTGGGATATCCCTGGAGCGTCGATATTCCGCCGCCGCAAGGCCCTGGCTCCGAAAACGCTCGCCCGAATTGCTGCCGGTCTCCGTAAGTATGGCGGGGAAAATGCAGAGCCGTTCCTGGTCAAGATGTACGGGACTAACGATGCTTGTTCTGTGGACCGCCCCTGCCCGACGATCACCGCCAGGGGTAACCATATTGGACTTTGCCAGCCATTTCTGATCCGGTATCAAGGTGATCATGCCGGAGAAAATGATGGTGCGCAACGCAGTCATTCCCTGGATTTACCTCTTCCCGTCGTCGATACATCGAACCGTTATGGGCTTGTTGAACCATTTATCATCCACACAAATCACAATGGTGGTGATCGAGGCCATTGTATTGATAGCCCATTACCAACCATCACATGCGGACACCGTGGCGAAATGGCACTGATCCAGCCTTTCGTTATTGGCCAGCAATCTAAAAGCGCGCCCCGCACGGTTGACGAACCCCTGATGACCATTGCCACAAGGGGCGCGATTGCATTAGTGGAGCCGTTCCTGACGAAATATTATGGGACGGCAAAGACCCAAGGGACCAATGAACCCCTTGATACCATCACCACCAGAGATCGTTTTGGATTGGTCGAACCATCTACGGACGAGCGGGGAGTCCTGGACATCCGCTTCCGGATGCTCCAACCCCACGAGCTGGCCGCAGCAATGTCGTTCGGCCGCGGCTATAAATTTGAAGGCAACAAAACAGAAACAATCAAACAGATCGGCAACGCCGTCCCGGTCTGTACTGCCACGGCTCTTTGTAGCAGCCTATTGTTAAAGTAACACAGCCAGGTCGGCATCATCCCTGGTAAGCTCAACAGCAATAAAACATCATAGTGCGGTATCGCCGCGTTTGTGGTCGGGGAGTTTTTTCTCCCCCGGAACCCCCGGCCCCCTTTTATCCCACATAAACCATTAAATCCATTCAGTATAGGTGTTATTTCGGGATCTCCCCTTTTGCCGTTTTTTCCATCCCATTGAAATCATTCAATATAGGCGTTTGTAAACGTTTTTTTTATAAACTACCTTTACCAGTATTCACTTTCCACCCATCGCGTCCGCACCAGATAAAGTATAAGAACATGTGAATGGAATAAAGGATTTGTTGAAAAAAACGTTTACAAATGTCCTGGCCTCGGCAGCAGCAGCGCGCGCAAATGACCAATTTGCATGATAGGGGAGTGAATATATTTGCATTTGACTTGGCCAGGGGCTCGCCGGCGAGGGAGATCCGGGCCTGGTGATTCAAAGCAGGAGCCCGACGAAGCAGAATCAATGGTCTTTTTTGGGGTTATGGGGGGACGGGGGAAGCGGCGGCGGCGGAACGTCAATGATTTATGGTGGATAGGGCGTATTCACGGCAAAGGGGCGGAAAACGACTCACGAGGATTGCCGTGGCGCCGCGATTCCATCCCGGGCCGGGTGATGGCATGGGTGTTTTTTTTGGATGAAGGAAGCGCTCCGCGCCGGGATCTGGCGGCGTCGCCGCCGTGTGTGTATTATAAGGGATGGGCTATATTTTATTGATGAGGATAAAATAAACACTTGACAATAATTTATTGATGATGATATTTGATAGCCGTAAACAGGAAAGAGAAAAGACGAGTGACGGAGATATTCATTAAACTGGCTGGATGAGGAGAGAAAAGGAGGTCGGCATGAAGAAGAATAGCAGCAAGACGAAACAGGCGGAGGTCCAGGCAACAACGCAGGCGGCAGGACAGACGCCGCGGACCTGGGCGTATCTGAGGGTATCGACAGACGAGCAGGATGTCCGTAACCAGCGGGCCGAGATCCTCACCCTGGCAAACGAAAAGGGATTGACCGGCAGCGTCACGATGATCGATGATCCGGCGGTCAGCGGGCGTGTCTCCTGGCGCGACCGGAAGATCGCGGGCGTCCTGGAGGAGATGTCCGCGGGCGACACGCTGATCGTGGCGGAGCTTTCCCGGTTGGGCAGGTCGATGTACGAGATCATGGAGATCCTGGCCCTGGCGGTCCAACGTGGCGTCCGGATCTATGCAGCTAAAGGCGGCTGGGCGCTGGATGATACGATCCAGAGCAAGATTCTGGCGATGGTCTTCGCGATGGCCGCAGAGATCGAGCGCGATCTCAATGTTCAACGGACCAAGGCGGCGATGGCGACACGCCGGGCGATGGCCGCGCGCGGAGAGAGCTGGACATCCAAGGCAGGCAACACGGTCAATAGCCTGGGGCGGCCGCCGGGACCTGGCCCGTCGAAGCTGGACAGGCACGAGGAGACGATCCGTGAGCGCCTGGGGCTCGGCGTCCCGGTCCGGCGGATCGCCCTTGACCACGGAACGACGCCGGCGAATCTCCACCGATGGATCCGGCAGCGCCAGATCGGGAAGGCCGGGCAGGATTTGCCCGCCTGAACCAGGCAGGGAAAGAAGAAGGACAGGAAGGCCGGGCGATGGTGCCCGGCCTTCCCTTGTTTGTGACCCGGTGACCGGGCGGCTGGGCCGAGGCGGCGGCGATGCCCGGACCGATGCCCCTGACCCGCGAACCAAAAAAACGGAAACCGGGCGACCGGGACTCCACCCCCCCCTATCATCTCCATTCACGTAGAAATTTTTCAACTTTTCAGATCGCAATAAGCCCAGCAGCGCGCACAGAGCCACTCAAGCATAAACGTCAGTTTGCCAAATTGCGCATACAGCTGCGGGCAACGATTTAAATTGTTGTCAACAACACTCAAGCCGGGCGACCTCGCCCAGGGCCACGCGACGCGAGACAAAAAAAGCGGAGAGCAAACGGTCATAATGTAAAAAGGGGATGAGGGGTTCAATAGCCCTGCCCGTCTGAAAAGCGGCGTTTGACACCTTCGCCGTTTCCCCATCATGGAAATAAATCAGCAGCACAGCCCGGTCCGAAATAAAGGGGGGATGGGGGGCGACAGCACATCAATGCTTTATGTAGATCCCGGACCGGCGGTTTCGGTCCGCGATCGTCGATTAAGTACCGCAAACAGTGTTTTTTGCCCTGTCAAGAAATATTTTAATCCTTTCCAAGTCAAATACTGACCGATGGTGAACGATAGTGTCGCCACGCCGCCGCAACTCCTTTTTTACTAAAAACCCGTGTTATATAGCAGCCGTAATCCCATCCACGTGTGCGGGCCGTTAAAGCAGCCGCCGACCCTGCTGGCCCGCACATGCCTAACAAGGCCGCGGGCGTTTTTTTTAGGAGGAATCCATTGGCCACGGGGAAGATAGAGAAACTGGGGCTGGTCAAACGGATCGAGGAACTAATCTCCGCCGGAACCTGTTCGTCCGAGGCGATCTCCAACGCCCTCAAGGTCGAAGGCTTTAATGTATCACAACCCACCGTATCCCGTTATTTGAAACGTACCCGCGATGAGCGTCAGGAAGAAACACAGAAGATCATCTCCGACCACGTTCAAACTCATGTCCCGGCCGATTTGACGGCGCTGGAGGCGATGGAGGCCCAATGCCTCACCTGGGCGCATGAGGACAACGACGCCTTTGCCCATCGTCTCGCGGGCAGGCATATCGCAGCGCGGCTGTCTGACTGGGTGGGAATTATCCTCGCCGCGAACCCCGCCGCCCATACCAATCCGGAATCACTCGACAATGCCCGGCACCTGGCCGTCAAAGAGATCATGGCCCAGTGCATCGGTTTCGTCTCCGATGATTTCGCGATTCAGCGCGCACGGCTGATGGCCATGCAGCGCGCGACGGGGATCATCGAAATGAAGCTCCGGTATGCCGGGATCATCGACAGCGCCAAAGAGGGCAATGTCTTTATCCTCGGCAGCGACGACCGCCTGGAGAAGGACGACGCATCCGGCCGGTTCCTGGTGATCAAGGGAGGGCGTGACTGATGGCCAAGGAAGACCTTGTTTTCGATCTCACGCCTACGCAGTCGCGCTTCGTTCATAGCCGCGCCAATATCGTGCAGCTTATCGGCCCCATGGGAGAGGGAAAGACCTTTACCGGGCTCGTCGGGATGATCAATCATGCCGCCCGGTGCAACATCAGGCTCCAGGCCGCCTGGATCCGCGATACATTGGAAAATATCAAAACATCGACCGTTCAGAGCGTCACGGAAATCCTGGGCGATTGGGCGGTCTTCAAAGACAATTTCAAAAAACTCCATATTCGGACCAACCCCCCCGTCGATGTGGATATGTTCGGGATCGACGATCCGGCGTCAATCAGCAAGCTCCAGGGGCCGCTTTACGGGTGCATCACGCTCGAAGAACCCGCGCCGATCCATGAACGGGCCAACGCGGGCCTGCCAAAAGAGGTCTTTCTGATGGCGATTGCCCGCGCCGGACGGCAAAAGGGGTCCTTCCCGCGCCTTCAGGTGATCCACAATCCCGGCGACGACACCCACTGGACCAGCGAGCTGATCGATGATCCGCATGAGTACATGGTCGCGGAAGACGGCACGATCATCTACAAGGACTCTTTTTTTATCCCCAAGGGCGAAAACAAGCATTTGACCGCGATTCAGCGTGCGATGAATCAAGCCGCATTCAAGGACGATAAAGGGAAGTGGGCGCGATATGTCGAGGGCGAGGTGGCAACGGTGATGGAGGGCAGGAGGGTGACGCCGCCCTACAATCCGGCCATTCACCTGTCGCAGAAGATCCTGCCCGTTTATCCCGAACTCCAGGGCATTCGGGGCTGGGACGGCTTCGGCCATCCATGTTGTGGTATTGCCCAATACAATCCTTTCGGCCAGCTGGTCGTACATGACGTGCTCTATGACGAAGGCGTCGGCGTCGAGGAGCTGATCGAGGAAAAGCTCCTCCCGTTGCTGGCCACGCCCAAATATAAAGGGAAAATACTCAACGACTGGCGAGATATCGGCGATCCGACCATGGCGACCGCCGACCAGAGCAGCCGGAAACGCTCCGCCGCCAAGGTGATCCGGGACATGCTGAAGACCCGGTTCGAACCAGGCCCCACGCGCTGGCCAAATCGGATTGACCCCACCAATTTCCACTTAAAGCGCCTGATAGGCGACGGGCAACCCGCGATCATCCTCTCTGCATCGGCGAAGCTGCTTCACCGGGCGCTCAAGGGCGGCTGGCATTACAAGGTGGACAACTCCGGGAATATCATCGGGACGACGCCCGTTAAAAACGAACATTCCCACCCGGGCGATATGTTTCTGTACATGATTTCAATGCTGATGCCCTACGACGTCATGCGGCACCGGAAGCGCAAGGCGCCCCAGGCGGACATGAACCGGATCTTGAGTTACGCATCCGGAGGCAGATCGGGCCAGGCGAGCATCCCGGCGACGATGGGAAGATGGTGACGATGGATCTGGACGGGCTCTATGCGATCAGGCAGTGTCTCAGAGAGGCGCACAATCAGATCCTCGGCCGTTCCAAAATAAATAAGTCATTGATCCTGGAGTCCCTGGATTCCGCGATCGCCGATATGACAGAAGAGATCCTGGAGGTGAAACGCAGCAATGGCGCGGAAGGGTAAAAAAGACCGGTATTTTGAGTTGCGCGAAGGCGGCCCCTACGATGCGCCGGGGGAAACGGGGGAGATGTTCAAGTGTACCGACTGCGGCGCGGAGACGCATCCCGCGGAAGGCTGGAACGGCGCGCCGAACCCGCACAGATGTCACCCTGGTTGCCGGGCAAACCACGGCGACTGGAAGATCGGGGGGGCCGGCCGGACATACAGAAAGAACTTTGACCGGATATTCCCGGATGCCCCCGGCGCGGGATTGTAGAAATGCTGATAAAAAAGATCAACCCGAGGACGAAACGCAAGGAATACGCCCTGGTATCGATGGACGGAGGGAAGGTGCTTCAGTATTTCGGGAAGGTCAGGCCGACGGAGGCGGAGGTCGCAAAGGTTGAGACGCGGGTGGAATACTACAAGAACAAGGGAAAGAGTCAATAAATAGGTATCTGCCCCTATTTAAGAAGGCGAAAGATGGAACTCACAGACCCGAGAACCGAAGAATTGTTGAAGCGCGCGCGGGAAATCGAGCGGTCGCAGGACCAGACCGTAGCGGCGCCGATGGACGAGAAAGAGCTGGCCGAACGCGAGGAGGCCGCAAGGGCCTACGCGGGCGAACAGGAAAAGCACTTTGTCGATTATCTCCAGGACTGTGTAAAGCAATCGACGACGGCCATGGAGGAGATCCGCAAGACGCAACTGGCCTGCTACGATGTTTACAAGGAAAACAAGCCGGTTTCATACAGCAAAAAAGAGCCCTGGCAGTCACAGATCGTCATCCCGAAGCCGTTCGCCACGGTCCAGTACGGCGCGGCGGCGGTGAAAAAGGCATTCTCGCCGAAATTCCTCACCGTCCGCAATCCAAAAAGCGAAATCTCCGGCCGGTTCTGGCAAAAGGTCATGGACGACCAACTGAACGAACAGGCCGCAAACTTTCCGATCCGGCTTACCGACGCCACGACCATGTCGCTTGCGATCGGCGTCTCGATGGAGATGATCCCGCGCTTCGTTCCCGGCCGCGGGCTGGAGTATTGCCTGGTCGAGCCGTGGAAGATCCACCGCGACCCGGATTCGATGAGTCGTGACAATCAGTCGGGGATGTACTGGATCCACCAGGAATATCTGGATTGGTATATCCTCAAGGAGGGCGAAAAAAACGGGCAGTATCGCAACGTGGATCGTAGCATTGAAGAGACGCCGACCACCGACGACGATTCTTTTTTAACGAAAGACGCGATTGCCGAGCGAAAAAAGCAGATCTGGAAGAGATCGGACTTTCGCAAAATGGTGCAAGTCTCCGAGTTCTGGGGCACGATCCTGGGGCCGAAAGGCGATCTCCTGCTGCCCAACGCGCGCTACACCGTCGCGGGTGGCCGGGTGATACGCCTGCCGGAAAAAAACAACTACCCCACGCTCCGCTGGCCCGGGTGCGCCTTTTCTCCCATGCCCGATCTGCTCTGTTTCGGCGGTCGCGGGCTTCTGGAAGGGATTCTGACGGTGTGGGAGGCGATGTGCAACATTATGTGCCTGCACCAGGATTATCTGCTGTGGATCGTCAACCCGATGCACGAGATCAATATCGACGCGCTGGACAACCCCGCTGACGTCAAGACCTATCCCGGCAAAGAATATCTGACCAGGGACACGGCCCACGGTCAACAGGCGGTCCGGTCCGTGCAACGTCGCTTTGTCACGAACGAGATCCTGGCCAATCTGCAATACCACGACCAGAATTTTCAGCGCGGTTCGCTGGTTACAGACAGCGTCCAGGGCCTGCCGGGGTTCCGGAAGGATATAACCTACCGGGAATCGGCGCAGAACCTCGACCAGGCGCTGGGCGTGTACAGCCTCATGGGAGAGAACATCGAGTCGGGCGCCATTGCCGCGATCTGCGCGGGCGCGGAGATGATCCATCACCATGCTGGCTATAAGGATTACCAGCGCATTTTTACGGATAAAGAGTTGGCAGAGTTCGGGATAGTCCCGGATGCCGGCGCGCCGAACGCCGTCCGTGGCGTTCCGCCGATTGACGGCGCGTTCCATGTCAGCGGCATGCAGGCGCTCATGCGAGAGACCGAAGCGTTGATGAACATCCGCACGTTGATCCTGCCGTTGCTCGATAAGGGCAACACTATTTTTGCGCCATACCTGCGGCCTTACGAAATTCTGCGGGCAATCGAGGTCCGGACGAATCTGCGCGACGAAAACATTATTGTATCCGAAAAAGAGGCCCGGCAGATACAGGCACAGCAGTATCAACAACTGGCCGCAGAACAGGAGGCCGCAGCGCGGCAGCAGGAATTCGTCGAGGCATCCCAGGCCGCGGATTTGATGCAGAAGGTTGACCAGATCGGCGGGCCGAGTCCGGGGATTGAGGCTGCGCCCGGCGTACCGGAAGGAGGGGAAATCAATGCTTAACTCCGGTGTCAAGGTTGATCCGCTTACCGGCAGGCCGTTGGAACAGGTGACTACCGAGCGCGAAAGTGCAAACGAGAAGCAGCAGGAGACCATGCTCAAAGAGCAGGCCGACTGGTTTGATGTGACGAAGACCGAAGCCGGCGCGAAAATCATCGCATTGGTGGAGGGTAAACTGACGGCCAGGATTGATGCGCTGATCAAGGAGGATGCAGAGGCCGCGGCCTATGTCAAGATCCTGCAGGAGATGGGCATCAAGGAAGGGCTCGCGCGCGTTGCCGCACAGCAGCTTTTTGACCGCTACATCAAAAGGGAGTGATGAGGGATTAAGCCTGGATTCCCGCTTTCGCGGGAATGACCGGGGAAAGAATGATTATCCCGCCCTGATCAGGCGAGCGATAGCCAAAGAATGGAGGGTGCATGTCGGCTGCCGACCCCGCGTGCATCCTCTTTTTTTTGGCACAAAGACAAGGGCAGAAAAAAAACGGTTAAAACGGCCCCCGGGAACCGGGAATACGCCGACAGGAGGATAGGCTATGACGCAAATGAAAACCGACGAGGAAATGCAGAACACACCCGACCTCGACCAGGCCATGAAGGAACCGCAGATCACGTTCGACGGGGGAGACCCCGAGGCCGCTGCCGCACCGATCATCACTGGAACCCCGGGTCCTGACAGGGCAAC